AGACGGGAAAACCAATCTCGACATCGTCGTCAACGACGAAGCCTGGATCGACGGAACCCCGCACAAAACCGCCATCGCATCCATCGGAGCCCTTGACGGAAAGCCAGAGAAAGGAATCGAAGTCATCCTTGGGAAGTGCATGATCTGCAGTCATGACCGAGCCGGCGCCAGCATCCCGCTTACCAAAAAAGAAGCCAACGTGGTCATGTCAAGCGTAAGAAAAGTCGCCGCCCTCAAATCTGTGAGCAGCGAAATCGGAGACGCCAACGTTGTCTGCGGATCGGTATTGGCATACGACTTCTGATCACTTTCCGATAGTGAGAGACCCAAGATAGACGAGCAGGAAAATGATGCCGGAAGAGACCATAATGCATGCGAACATCAGTATCGCGAAATGCACGAAGTCTCTCTCGGCATCATATCCGATCCGTCTTTCTTTTTTTTTCACAAAGACAGAATATCACATCATAATCATGAATTCTTCAGATTTCAACTTAATTATAGCCCCCCCCCCCCTCGTGTCAATAGGCAACTTGAAAAGTTACGATAAATACTGATGAATATCGTATTCTGGATAAAAAATAAAAAACCCTGGGGTGCCCAGGGCTTATCAGATATTCAAATCAAGTATCAGAGACTGCTTGCGGTCTTCAGGTATCCACCCCGTGCTTCCAGTTGAGGCCTCGATCGCTTCGTTTGCGGAATCGAACGTGAATGCCAAGTCCCACGATCTCAGATAATTTCCTTCTGACAATAATTGGTCTATGTCATCAAGACTGTCATAGACGTATTTGTTCACGACGGAGCCTATGCTGGCCGCTTTGAACACTCCGTAATACACCGAATATCCGCCGCCTGACCTGATCATCACGATCGACGAATCGTCTCCGAATCCGTCTTTAGACATGATTGCCATGCGTATTCTGCCAAAGCGCTCTTGCTTTACCACGAATCTCCCGTCTCCGAAAGCGGAAGCCATCCTCAGTATCTTTCTCCGAGAATCATAGTCGTTGTCGCACACGACGTCTAGGCTTATAGTGTCAAGCGGCTCGGCCGTAGGATCGCAGTCCTTCCTCAGCGCCGCTATCGTGACGCTTATAGTCCTGTTTTTGGCTTTCCCTTCGTCATCTTCCACGAAATTCTCGCTTAGCGTAGCTAATCTGAAAGAGCCATTTCTGACGTACTTATTGATGTATCTGATGGCAGTTCCGAATTTGCATTCGGCTATATACTCGCTCGTACGGATGCCTCCACTCGTACGGATGGCGCCATGAAGGGACATCTTAGGCCATAGCCTCCTGATAACCGGAGCCGCCAAAGACGATATCGACGGTATTAAGTTTGTCGGCGCTGCCTGTATGGAAATATTGCTGATAGATTTGTTTTTGCCCATTTTCACAGCTCCCGATCCAGCGCAATCGAATCCGATATGGCCTGCCTTTGGTCGCTCGACTCGGAATTGACGATCATCTGAGCAAATGAGTCTTTGTACGACAGCAGTATCACGGTAACGCTTCCTCCTATGGACTCCGGGTCTATCCCAAGGAAGAATTTGCTTATCTGCGTCGCATACGACTCGAATTCCTTGACGAATTTCTTTCCTGAAAGCTCGCCAAGGATCCGCTCATACGCCCCATACACGCCAAAAGCATTAATCATCGTGTATATGGCATCGGATGCGATGCACTGCGAAAGCTCATCGAGGAATCCAGACGGAGAAGTCCCAGGGGCAAGCGATTTTTGGCTTGGGTCGTAATCAACGGGTATTCGCATGGAAATGGGGTTATTCCCTATGCCGGAAAATGTACGATCCTCGATTCCGAATGTGATTGCGATCTGAAGGCACGTCACAGCGGCGTCCCTGAGCATCTTCTTGATGGCCGAATACGAGATGGCCGCCAATACCGCGTTGGTTCTCGACCTATGCTCAAAGCTCTCAGACAGCGAGGTGTTCAGATTGGCCTCGAACTCGTCATAGGCCGCCTTTGAATACCCGGAAGACGCCCCGAAAGCGCGGTCAGAGATATCCTCAGATATCTTATCGATGGCTTCGGCGTTAGCGATGCGGTCGATTCCGCTGGCGAATATATCGCGTATGTCTTTGTAGCTGCTGTTTTTCACGCCTTGATTTTAAGCCGCAAAACCGCGGCAGTCAACAGAAACAGGTTTCTGACAGAAAGCCACTCTCACAGATATATCATTTTCACGAGATAGGGATGGCATTAGACGCCATCTAGGGATTTAAAAAATAATTCCCTAAGGACACAAATTATGTCAGCACTTCCAGATACCTACAAAGGATGGAAAGCATTCTTCGACAACTTAGACTCATTCTGCGCAAATCATCGAATCCGCACTTGCGGGCCGCTGGCTTCGACTAGCCTTGGAAAGCCTCTCCTAAAAGGGATTTCCTCAGTTGCGTTTGTCCGCATAGTTCCGCAAAGCGTCGTCCATAAAACCCATGGAAAGAAGATCATCAAGTACTCGGTAGAGGATATACTGTATCTAGATTCAGAAGGAGAGCCTGGGCATCTAGGATACGCCGCCGAGACATTTGCTCCTGAAGGCGTTCCATACCTCTCGATGCTTTTCATCCCAGAATTCGACACCGCCATAAGCTCAGAGTCGGCAAGGTCGCTAAAACGATATATAACCGACAACGGCTTCTTCCTATACGAAAAACATAAGCATGCCGATATAGACGAACTGCTATTCATCAATGGCAATCTTCTTGAATCAGGCCTAATCGAGCTATCAAGATTCAATGGCATATCAAACGATACTTACTGCTGCGTCACACTCACCACATATTCGAAAGTTCCTTATGCCGCCAACAGAAACGGTACGTATTCGTATAATCTATTAACTCGCGACAATACCGCCATTGACATCGCCAAGAACATCAAAGCCGGAGTAAAAGACAAAAGCCTGGCAGATTCGATAGTCATGTCTGTTTTCATGATCTGAAAGGAGATCCTATGTACAATAGCATCAACAGACTAATCGAGCTTCAAAACTCTAATCTCGAGTATCTTCTCCATGGAGAGCACAGGCTATCCCCATCCGATATCACCATCATCAAAGCGATGAGATACAGCGAATACCCTAATAAGATCTCAATCGTATGCGACTGCATCATCAGAGAAGGGCCAGACAAGAAACGGATCCTTTTCTGCATCCTCGACCCAATAAAGACGACAATCAACGGGCCGTTTTACAATAAGATTATTAAAGACATCCTGAAATACGGGTTTGTCAAAGTTGCCGATCATTCGCTCTTGTTCGGAAACGACATTAAAAACGGGTTTGTCTTTCTTGGACAAAACGAAAGCAATATCCTCAACCGCGGACTATACACAACGACTGATCTATTTGACATCTATGTCAACGTCGCTCCGTTGGCTACCGGAATCGCAAAGATCGGACTAAGCGACCCAGAAACGTACGTCTCTCACGGCGAAGGCCATCTGGACGCGTGCGTCATCAGAACAGGATGCTCAGACCCAAGCATGAAAGGCGCCACCTATGACATCGTTGAATCAAAAAGCATCGATGGCCACGACGTCATATCCAAGATCTGCGACGAAGCCGGAAAGGTTTTGTCGAAGAGCTTGGCAGACTCCATCAGAGCGAACACGCTGGTGTGAAAGGAGATTTCCATGTTCAAAAAATACAACGTAATATCAAGCCCGATATCCGCGCAGATGCGCCTATTGGCAGACGCATACGTCAGCAGCCAGAAGGAATTCGACGTGCTTCCTTCCAAAGAGCTTAAGCCAGCCTTAGGATTCGCCGAGCCTTTCATATGGCGCAAAACCAACGGAGACTCCGGCATGGCGTTCATCCTTTCGGAGTATTACGTCTTCTCCGAAGGAGGCCCTGACAGATTCATCCGATCGAAAGGCATCTGCATCCTCGATAGCTTCTCCGTCATCGGAAAGCACGCCGCCACCGAGGAAATTAAAAAAGAATTCCACGGAGACGGGCTTGAGTTCTTCATCAGGCGCAAAAGGATCTCGATCATCCCCAAAGAGGATTACTCGAACCTTGGAAGCGAATACATCACGCGCAAGGGAAGGAGCCACGTCGTAGACGAATTGGTGTTCCTGAGCCCTGAGCAAATCAATGCCGGCCATGCCGACATCATCGAATCCGAATTCACGAACAGCCTTCGGGTCATCCCATCAAACGCCAGCGAGACGTTCCGCGAGCAGTCGCTGTTCAACTGGTCCAATTCGTTCAACTTCGACGTCGCCATGGTCCTCCCAAACGAGGAATGCAGCGGATGCAACATCTGCAATCTCAGCACCAAAAACGACAACATGGAAGACAAGAAATACGTCGACAACGCAAAGACAATCCGCAGATCGCTGATCAGAGTATTGGGAAAACCAAAGTTCGACAGCATCTCGATGTCTTTCAAGGTTTAATCAGCATGTCACTTCTAAGAAAAGGCGATAAGATCGAAGGATACGCCGTATCAGGAATAGACGGCTATTCCGGCCACTACACGCTGTCGTCCCCGGATGGGACGGCGGAGACGATCAGCGGATATTCCCTGACGCGGATCCTGGATGGCCAGACGACTCTCAAAGCCGTGCTGGCCAACAAGAGACGCCATAGGGGAAAGCCGATCGGATACGTTTACCGAAAGAAAAAATAATTTCCAGAAAGGGCGGCATCACAATGCCAAACACAAAATACGCAGACTTCGACAGATGCAAAAAGATCCCGCGCCACATCGCCCGTGATTTCATCAGGGACGCGCGCGGGGCGGTCGTCATCAACGAGAACGTTTATTTCAAACGGATTGAGCTAGCCGTCTATTGCGTCAGGGAATGAATCCCTTACCGGCTCAAATTCAAAACGTCAAAAAAGAAATCGATCATCATGGTCAACAGACTGCTTGCCAAAACGACGATGATCAAGGTGTCCAGCATCAAGGTCGTAAGAACGTCCAACGATTCGATATGCTTCGTCTTCGTTGGGCAGAAAGACATCAAGAATCTCACCATAGACGAAACCAACGACATCTCGCGATCGATAATAGTGGGATATTCAGGGAGAACTTTCGTCATCTTCACGCCGAATATCTTCAGCTCTTCCTCAAACGAAGACGCCGGCAAAATGCTTAAGAAGCAGATCCTTGAGAACCTCAAGGACGCATATCCGACGTCGCCGTGCAAAGAAGATCTGAGCTCGCTCATAATGCAGCTCGAAATCTAAAGAAAGGAGCGCCGCATGGACGCAAATCTAAAAATCAGAAATCTTGTCAACAACTCAGACTTGCTCAAAAACGAAAGCACGACCGAAGACAAGATAACCAAAGCCGCCACCAGCGGAAGATATTCCGCATGGGGCATCATCAGAATGTACAGGGGATTCGTAGACCCCGGATCGAGCAGCCCATACACCAGAGTAATCTCAAGCGTGGCGTTAATCCCGGCGTATCCTAAGAACGTCGGAGATCCCAAGATCGGAAGCAAGCGCGTCGTATGCTTCTCGCACTCAGTATCCGGATTAAGCGAAGCCGGAAGATTCATATCGGAGATCAACCGATCGAAGAACCTCAAACGCGTCATGACATTCAGAGGCGAGGACGCGCAAGTTAGAAGCCTAAGTTTCGTCTGCTTTCTCGCGTGCACCGACGCTGACATAGCCGATGGCTTGGACATCGTCAAGGAAAACAACAAAGCCATTTTCATGCTCGGAAGCGCAGTCATGCTGCGAGTTCCGATCATCGATGCGGAGCAAGGCATCAAAAGCGTCTGCGACGCCATCGAGAAACTAAACAAGCCCAGAGCCGACAGCATACGGACGAATCTGAAAATTTAAAAATAATCCCATCGCGGGATAGAAAGGATGGCATTTATGCTATTCAAAAGAAAAGAACGAGTTCTAGACGATCTTGAATCCGAAGTCGAAAGATGCGTCGACAAAGACATCCATCATCTCGTCGAAATCAACAACGACAGCGCGGCCTACTCCATTTTCAGCATCGTCTTCAAAGGATTGCAGCGCTCTGCGATCTACTCGTTGCCAGACAGCGTCGCCAATATGGATGTCTACGACGCGAAGCGCTATGCCGCCATGGACAGATACTTCAAGTCCGGCAAATTCAGACGCCATGCGTATAAGATACTCTTCAAGGCCAACCGGACGCAGCACGGATGCAGCTTTCCTGACGACATCGAAAAAGCCTACGACTCAATAGAGGTCTTGAAAAAGCCCAAGTACGCCAAAGACTTCTATATGCTGTACTGCTATCGCGAGCGCGTCGAGATCGAAACGAGATTGTACAACGCGATGTGCGCGGCTCAGGCCGCGCTCCTCATCACTTATGGATCAGCCATCGTCAGGCAATCCAAAGAAAACGGCGATCGCGCAAGCGAGGAAAGCATCGCAAACAGCGTGTCTGAGACAGCCAAGACGGCAAAAGCATTCGAAGGCGAGAAGCTGTTTTGCCAAGCAGACACCATCCTGATCTCCGACGCCGAGCTTCTGGCGTTCGTCAAAGCGACCAAGATCGCCGTCGACATCATCATCAAAGACGACCTCAAGACAAGCGGAAAGGCCGGGGTCAATAAGATCCTGGCGGCCCTCAGAGACAACATCGAAAAAGGTATCGCCGAATCCAAAGCCGCCGTCAAAGCCAAAGCCGACTCGGCTGTCGTCGACCAATCCATATGACAGCGAAGAAACCAGCCAATAGCGATTATGGGCTGTCATACGACGCCATCAGCCAAGGAGCCAAGCGCTCAATCCAGAGCGTGATATACTCCTCGAACTTCGTCATCCTCAAAGAAGACGAAAACTCAGCCGTCAAAGTAAGGCGCGACAGAAAGACGGGCCTCGTAACGCACGTCTATCTGAAACGCCCGACGATCTGCCGGATCATCATGTTCAGCGAAGATCCGTCATCCCACAGCCGCAGAATCATCACAGCCAGCGTCAAGGCGCCTGAGATGGACGGCATCCTTGAAAGCGCTCCGCAAAGCTATGCGGTCGCATTCAATGAGAAATTCTTCACAAGCGCCGTATCCGAGCACGACAACGATTTCGACGGAGGCGTCCGCCAAGCCATCATCATCAAGAAAAGCTCGCTCAGGCATCTCGCGCTGATCGAGGGAACGGATCTGCCGACAAATGAGATGCGGGTCATCTATGACGAAAAGATCTGCCTCTTCACCTATGGCGAATTCGGATTCTGCATCAGCAGCGTGAGAGCCGCCAACGCGTCGTTCCTAAGAACCTTCGCGAAATACGACGACCCGATCAAAGCCGAGAAGATGCGAAGCGCCATCAGCGCAGAAGCCCTGCCGGAGGATTTTAAAATTTAATTCCCCGGACAGGCATACATCATCAAGATGAGGCAGGAACGACAAGTCGCCCTGCCTCTTTCCGCCAACGCTACGGAAGAAAGGAGGCCAGCATCATGGCCGAAGACAGAAAAAGCTTCTACGCGCCCAACGAGTTCAACCTCGATCGGGAGCAGGAAGGCATCATGACCATCATCTCGCACTGCAACCTCGCCGAGACGCTCAAGGCATTCCGCGACATCACCTACGATCAGGTGTCCTATTTCGGAGACGACGCCAAAGGAGTCATCTACAACGGGAAATACAGCGACGAGCAGATCGATCAGGCGACAAAGCTCCAGAGAACCATCTCCGGGGCGGCCGACATGCTCGGGCAGATCATCCTGAACGGGATGACGTTCGACGAAGGCTACGCCAAGATGAGGATCTATTCGGAAGAGACGGCAAGCGAGTACGCCTCCGAGAACGAGCGGCTCAAAAAAGAAGTCGCGAACCTCAACGCCGAAATCAAAGACCTCAAAGACAAATACGGGGTCTAAGGAGAAAACATCTATGAGCAAAAAAGAAACAAAGCCGGAAGAAACTTCTGCTAAAGCAGCTGAAAACAAACCGGAGCCAACTAAAAAGCCGAAAGCCGATAAAAAGCCATGACGCGCTATTACAAGCTCATGGTATTGACCAACGGCAGATGGAAGACCAACTCCAGAAGCCTGCCCATCGGCGACGCCAAAGCCCTGAAAGGACTCTGCGACGCCGCCGGGGTGACGACGAAGATCAAAGAAGACAAGAAGTGATTTCCGACAACAACCAAAAGGAGGCACAGTTGCCTATGAACACCGAATTAGACGAATTCTTTGGCGAATTCTTAGCCATCGCCAAAGTCGATATCGAACGACAAAGGATCCACGCGATCCGAGATGGCATCAAGTCAAGATCGCCAAGAACCTACACCATCATGCTGATGCTCGAATCGATGGGCGCCAAAGGCGTCGTCGCCAAAGCCATCAGCGGTCTGAAACCCGGAAAGATATCGGCCCGCAAGTGCGCCAAACTGAATATGGCTCTTTCCAAAGAGCTCAAAACACGCGAGAAATCGTTCTTGGCATGGGCCGACTCAGGCCAGCTGAACGAAAACGATCTGCTCCTCCTGGCCGCAGATATCAACTACAAAGCGCCGCTGATCGAAAATAAAAAATAAATCCCTTTAAGGGACAAGGAGAATCATTATGGCAAACGACAATAGCGTCAGGCTCGGCAAGAAAGAGCTGCTCAGCCTCAAATCAAAAGGCCGCAGCGAAGACTACAATCAGGCGATCGACGATGCCATCGACCTCATCGGAAAGATGGAGCAGGACATCGCCGACAAGAAAGCCAAGGCAGCCGCAGCCGCGGCAGCCAGAAAAGCAGCCGCCATCGCAGGCCGCGGATCGGACGCCCCGGATATCTACGACGATCTCCTCGACATCGAGGAGCGCAACGGCTCCGGGCAGCCCCTTCAATTCGACGTCGTCTTCGGATGCAACATCGAGGACGTCGGCACCAGCAGATACTATGAGAAAGACAGCGTCGATTTAATCCCGACGATCGAGAAAGCCATGGACGCGTTCTATGACTTCGTCGCCAAATACGGAAAGCAGGCCGTCAATGGCATGCGCGTCGTTCTGGAAGACTGCAACGAATACGACGAGATCACGATCGTCGCCGAATACTCCGACGGAAAGCTCAAAACGGAGTGCGGCACGTTCTATTGCTAGCCGTAAATAAAAATGGCCTTAGGTGTTATGAATGCTCATCTTGTGGGAGAAAGTTCTCTCCTGTAACAAACACGATTTTTGATTCAAGAAAGATCCCATTTTCAGAATGGATAGAGTATTTGTCTCATCTCTTTGAGTTCCATAGCGTCCTTACTTCTAGTATCGATAATCGTAATGCATATTCAACTGGTAGATACTGGCTTTCTAAGGTATTCCTCGTTCTTCAAGAGTATCAAGATTCCATCATCTTCGTAGGAAGGGTCTATGCCGACGAGACATACGTGCCCAAGTGGGAATCTAAGAAAGTGGCGAAAAATGGAAAAGAACTTCGAGGGTTATCAAGCAATCAATATTCCATATATTCGTTAACTGATGGTAATAAGTGTTATCTAAAATTAGAGGGTGTGGGCAAACCCAGCGTTCCCAAGGTCACCAAGGCATACTCTAGTCACATAAGCAAAGGGTCAACATTCGTCCATGATGGAGAAAATGCCCATCGTGAGTTTATAAGATCTCTTAATCTTGTTAGTGAGGTACACGTGGTCGATAAGTCTAAGAAGATAGAGGATAGGAATAACCCATTGGAACCAATTAACAAAGTTCACCGTTACCTTAAAGAATTTCTTTCAAGTCACGGAGGCTACTCGAGAGATACTCTTCAAGACTGGCTTAACCTCTTTGCTTTCATCTACAACAATAAAGGAAACAACTATCAAAAAGCCCAGGCCTTTATCGAGATGGCTATCAAAATGCATATAAAATTGCGTTATTCGAAGTGGTCAAACAAGGAAAACAACGATTAAAGCTGATTTATCATTCCCTCGGGTGCAAATATAAATCCCTTTAAGGGATTGGAGGCATCAATATGCTTAAGCTAGAAGACTGCATCAAAGGATTCGAGAACGACAAAGTCGAAATCGATAAAAAAGAAGCCGTCGAGAAAGGATGCTACGAACTAAAAACCATCATTCCCGGCGACCCGCTATTCGCTGAGGCTTCCAGCATTCTCAGCCCGATACTCGGAAGCATCCCGCAAATCACTCTTTCGTTCTGCCTGCGCGAAGACACATCCTATCTCGAGAACGGCAAAATCGACACCTATGCCGAAATCGGCTTCGACGGGCTCAAAATCAAGACAAGCGCCGGCCAGAACGCAGTCAAAATCCACGACTACGAAGGCTACGCGAAGAACTCCGCTTTCACAAAGGCGCTCGACGACGCATACGCAAGCATCATCGCCTTGTTCAACAAAGGGCTTGCCACTCCGATATACGCCAAGCCAAACCCGATGTTCTTCGATTCGATGCGCATTTCGGCTTGCTACGATTCGGCCAACAAAGGCGCGGCCGCCATCAGCAAGATCGAAGTCAGCCTGATCCAAATCGGGGCCGCGATCAGCAGATACGTCCTCATCCCACATATCAAAGGCGAGATCGGCCCGGCTCTCACGGCCGATGTCGTGACAGACAAGAACGGATACGTCCTCTTTGAGAACCTACACAGCAATCTGCCAAACTGCATCGGCAACATCGACATCGAGTTCTTCGCCGACGTCAAGCACGTCAGAGTCGATCCGGTCATCCCAGCCAGCAAAGCCCGCACCTTATCGGACATCAAAGACGAATACCTGAAATACATCGAAAGCGTGCAGGCCGTCATCAGCTCTTTGATGACAGACGATCCGAAGAAACAATCCGCCAAGAAGAAGAAATGAAACCCATAAGGGGAAAGGAATACACATTTATGAACCAAGCCGCAAAATCAGAAGTCGATCCCGGGCTCAAAGGATCGGCCGACGCCTATCGAGCCATGCTGCTCTCCGGAGTCCAATCCGAGCCGCTCAGCCGCAAGCCGATCTCCAAAGAGGACCTCGACGCCGCGACCCTGAAGCTCGCCGAAGAAAACCATGAGTCCTGGCGCGCAGCCAAGGCAGCCCATGGCTGGAAGTACGGGCCCGAATCCGACAAAGACAAGAAGACCAATCCGTATCTCGTCGATTTCGACAAGCTGCCCGACGAAGTCCGCCAGAGCAACATCGACGCGGTCTCCGGCATCGTCTCCATCATGGCCAAGCTCGGCCTCGGCTTCTGCAAGAAAGACGACCTTCTCAGCAGCATCGCCGCCACCATCCACGACAACTGGTCGCTGGGCAAGATCAAAGCCGGCTGGTCTTACGGGCCGGACCGCGACGACGCGAAGAAGATCCATCCGGATCTCCTGCCGTTCGATCTCCTCACCGACGAGGACAAATCATACGACATCGAAACCGCCAGGGGCATCCTCGACGGATTCTGGGACATGGGCTATACGACAGCCTGATCCCAAGGAAATAAAAAATAAAATCCCCGACCGGGGACAGGAGGAACGATATGCCAGAGGAAGAGCTCGACGCGCTTGAGCAGGAGGAGGATCCGAGACGAGCGCACCTTCCGATACGCCATGCTTTTGGGATTCGCCGTCTTCGTCATCATGCTCGCCCATGGCCGTCGCGCTGTCCGTCTCCGGATGGTGGGAAGGCATCGGCCTGCCGATCGCCGGCCCGGTCATGTCCGGGCTGATGAGCGCCGCCGGATTGGCGGCCGGGATAGTCGGAGCGAGCGGCCTGGCTTTATGCCACCGCGAGAAAAGCCTTATCGACAAGGCCAGAGAGGAGCTAAACAGCCAATGAGCGAAAATTCAAAGCCAGACCCATTCAAGTCCGGCAAAGTCTATGCCGTCTCCATCAAAGTCAGCGCGATCGTCAGGGTCAGGGCGCCGTCCGCGGCATCAGCCGAGGAAACCGTCAGGAAAGCCCTGTCAGGCGCGGTCAGCAACCGCGTCGACGATCCCTACAGCTATTACACATGCCTGGAAGACGAATCCGATCTCAAGCTGATCCAGGAAGTCGTGTCCGGAAACGTCGAGGTCATCGGGTCGTCCCCGTATGGCCCATACGCGAAGCCGCCGGCAAACGAAGTCGTCTACGTCTCTGACGGCGAGCGCCTAGTCGGGCAAGTCGGCATCCGCAAAAACGACGGAAGCCTGGACCCATCGGTCAAGAGGTAATCTTTATGAATGATTACGATTTCGCCAAAGCGGCCATCGCCAAGGGCATGAACCCGGCTTTCGTCCTCGTCAGAGGCGAGAGCGGGAAATGGTATCTCACCTTCGTCAGCGGAGACGTCGTCAATTTCGACGGAAGCGACCATCACCTCGAGGCCCGCGGGCAGGCTTGGTCGACAGACCCGGACTCCTACGGCCGCGACGGAAGCGATCTCGTCCCGACGTTCCATCAGGGAGCCCATATCTATCAGCTCCGGCAGTCCAATTACGGGACTGAGTGGAAGGAGTGCCCTTCCGTGTCGGCGATCAAAGCCAACAACTACAACATTCTGGGGGAATGACCATGGCAGTCAGCATCCAAATCCCGCAATTCCGGGAAAAAAATAAAAAATACGTTTCGCCGAAGCAGCGCAAGAAGATCATCGCCAGGGCCGCCGGAGTCCCCAGGCCGGGGATATTCTGAGCGATCCGATAGGAGGCGCATATCTATATGAAGTACAAACTGAAAGACGGCATCGACCACAGCGTCCTCAAGGACTACGGGTTCGTCCGCCTCAAGACCAAAAACAACAAGTCAGGCGACGTCTGCTACGTCAAGCCTCTCGCGTCATACACCACCGACGCGCTGATCGACACCTATTACGGCATCTGCGTCAACGCCACCGGAGACCGGATCTTCTACAAGACGAAGAACACCGGGATCATGGGGCATGCGCCTTTCGAAGGCGAGACGCGCCCGATCGGCTTCTTCACCAAGCTCGTCATCAAAGACCTCATCAAAGACGGGGTCGCCGTCAGATGCCGCAAAGAGGATCTCCCCGATGTACGTCATTAGGCCAGACGTCACCGTGGCCGACATGAAGAGGCTCGGATTCTCGGTGACGTCGGCCAAGGCGACGAAATCGTCGTCGCACGTCATCATGTCGAGAAGATCCGAATACGATGGATTCCGCGACGCATACGTCGACATGGCGGGAAGCCGCGCCGTACTATGCCGGAAGGAAACGTGCCTCATGGGAGACCCGAGGCCGGTCATCTCCTGGTCTGGATACGTCGGATTCTTCAGCAGGATCGTCATCAAAGACCTCATCAAGGCAGGCATCGCCGTAAGATGCAGAAAGAAGGACATACGGGAATGAGCAAATCAAGCTTCGCCAAGCGCTTATTCGGCCATCTGAGAACAGTGACCAGGCACCGGCGATACGTCAGGAAGGCATGCTTCGGCATGCTGATCCCCTGGCGCGGTCTGAAGCACGACCTTTCGAAATTCAGCCCGGTCGAGTTCTGGGCCGGGGTCAGATACTACACCGGGACCAAAAGCCCGATCGACGCCGAGAAGGACGCCAACGGAGGCGTCTCATACGGCTGGGCCCACCACCGAGGCCACAACGACCATCATTGGGAGTATTGGGTCGACTGGAACCAGAAAGACGCATCCAACAAGCCGATGCCGTACGGAGTCAAGATGCCGTACGACGCCGTGATCGAGATGCTGTGCGATTTCATCGGGGCCGGGAAAGCCTACAACCCGAAGGGATGGAACCCCAAGGACGAGCTGGCCTACTTCCTCGACAAAGCGCCGCATCGAATCTACAACGAAGAGACGTACTGCCTCTTCCTGCATCTGCTCAAGACGCTCGCCTCGCTCAACGACGAGAAGGCGTTCTTCGCATGGTACAGGATATGCCATAAGACGATCCGGGAAGGCTACGAGTCCGGAAGCGGATTCTCCGAAGCCCCGGAGGAAACGGGAGGCGATCTCGGATGAAAGACGAAAACGATGCGCCGGCAGCAAAGCGCGCCTATCACGTCGGGATGTTCGGCGGCAAATTCATGCCGCTTCACAAAGGGCATCTCTACTGCATCGACGTCGGGTCTTCCCAATGCGACATCCTATACGTCATCCTCTTCTCCAACGGGGATCAGGAGACGCGCATCCTGGAAGGCTCATCCGCATCCGACAAACTGTATCTGTCAGTCGAAAGCCGAACCGCCGTCATCAAAGAGGTGTGCGGCCGGTATCCCAACGTCCGGTTCATCATCATCGACGTGGCCAAATGCCGCCATGCCGACGGATCCGAGGATTGGGACGCCGAGACCCCGCTCGTCCTGGAGAAGTGCGGGCATCTCGATTCGGTCTACAGCAGCGAGCCGTCATACGACTCTTATTTCAAGAGGGCGTATCCCGGGGCGCAGCATGTCATCGTGGACGCCAAGCGCCTGCGGTATCCGATCAGCGGAACGATGATCCGCAATATGAAAACATTGGAAGAAAAACAAAAATGGATAGTCAAGTGAACAGCGTCGCCCCTAAGCTGGAGATCACGTTCGGACGGGACGTCAAGAACTCGTTCAAGTCGATGAAGTGGTATGAGTGGGTCATGGCAGCCGCCATGGTCGCCATCGCCGGATACTATATGATCGCCGCGTTCGTCAAGCCCACCGAGGGAGGCAACCCCGGCTGGCTCACCGTCGTCAATTTCGTCTCGGCGATCTGCGGGATCGTCTGCGTCTTCTTCACCGCGAAGGCATCGACGGCCAACTTCGTGTTCGGCGCCGTCAACACCGTCGTCTACATCGTCTATCTCGCATACTGGAAGATCTACGGCACGATGTGCCTCGAGCTCATCGTCTACATGCCGATGAACTTCGTGTCATGGGCGATCTGGGCGAAGCACAAGGATGAGCGGGAGCATCAGCTCACGAAGTCGCGCAAGCTGACCTGGTGGCAGGATCTCATCGCCCTAGCATTCGTCGCCGGGGTCACGATGGCGTTCAAGTATTGGCTGCTCCCCATCATGAACAGCGACGAAGACGTCGCCTGGCTCGACGCCGTCACCGTGGCGATCGGGGTCGTGGCCGTGTTCCTCGAGGCGTTCCGCTTCCGGGAGCAATACGTCCTCTGGCTCGTCACCGACGTCATCGCCGTCGCGATGTACATCATCCACCTCGATCCGGTCTATCTCACCAAGAAGAGCATCTATCTCGTCATGGCCGTCATTGGCCTTATCAACTGGATCAGGCTCAACAAAGACCGCAACAAGTCCAACGAGTGAATCCCAAGGAGGGAATCCGAATTATGAACATCCAAAGCCTCAGCGTGGTCGTCCCCAACAACGGCTGCGTCAACAACTGCAGATTCTGCTGCGTCAAGATGCACGCCGACTCGTACAAGAACCAGCTCGACTGCAACCTGCCGTTCTACGACCTCTATCTGAAGGACTACATGGAGCGTCTCGCCTTCGCCCGCGACAACGGATGCAACACCGTCATGATCACGGGCGACAGCGAGCCTCAGCAGAACCGCCAGTTCATGGAGTTCTTCGGCACGATCAACAAAGCCCTCGACAAGCCGTTCCGCAACATCGAGATGCAGACCACCGGCACCCGCCTCGACGACGGATACCTGCGCTTCCTGCGCAACCACGTCGGGGTGAAGACCATCAGCGTGTCGGTCTCCAGCTTCGACGACGGGGAAAATAATTTAATTATCGGCACGAGAGGGGAGGGGTCTTTCATCAAGCTCGCCTGGCTGTGCGGGGAGATCGTCAAATACGATTTCAACCTCCGCCTCAGCGTCAACCTCCTCAGCACGTTCGACAAGCTGACCCCGGAGGAGATCTTCGCCAAAGCTAAGGAGCTCGGGGCCAACCAAGTCACGTTCCGCATCATGTACGCCAACGGCGAGAGCTGCCCGCAGAACGACTTCCTCGCCAAGTGCAACGGCGACCCGAAGCACACGGCGTCCATCACGGACTACGTCCTCAAGAACGGGCGCCCGCTGGAGAAGCTCGAGTACGGCCGCATGCGCTACAGCGTCAACGGCATCTCCGTCGTCGTCGATGACGACTGCATGGCCGTCGCATCCGGCAAAGACGTCGTCAAGTATCTGATCCTCCGCCCCGACTGCAAGCTGTACAGCAAGTGGGACGACAAAGGGTCGATCATCTTCTGAAGAAAGGAGAATTTCAATATGAAAAAACCAGCAACGTTCGCCCATAATCCCAGCGCTGAAACCATCGCTAAAGCCAGCAAACTCGGCTGGAAATTCCATCTCTACCGGCTCTCAGGCGACAACGCCAAATTAACCGCCGAAGATTATTTCGACTACGGGTTCCTCTCGCCGAAGGGATACGTCATGTCGGCCGTAAGAGGCAAAGAATCAGCAATCGTCAGAATCAATTCGTTCTACTATGGCGGAAACGGGGCCATGGACCTCATGTTCGTCGTCGACAACGACGAAAAATCAACCAACGCCATCTACGATAATCTTCATCTGAAATCAGAGATAGACAAAGCGTCGGTTCCTCTGTTTAAGTTCATCGAGTCGTTCGTCGAATGCCTTTCGGCAGGAACCATCCCCGCCAAGGCTTGATCAAAGGAGACACGATTATGAAATTGGATCCTATCGTCTGCAGCCTATTGGACACCGACCTGTACAAGTTCAACATGAACCAGGTCATGTTCCACAAGCACACGAACCTCATGGGCGAGTATGTCTTCAAATGCCGGAACGAAGGCGTCCGGTTCACCAAGGAGATGCTCGACGAGATCTGCCAGCAGGTCGATCATCTCTGTTCGCTTTCCTTCACCAAGGAGGAGCTTGACTATCTCCGCACGATCCGGTTCCTCAAGCCGGACTACGTCGAGTTCCTTCGCCTATGGCATCCGATCCGCGATTACGTCTCGGTCAGCCTCGGATCCGACGGATCCCTCGGCATCCGGGTCAAGGGGCCGCTGTACTCCGCCATGCAGTTCGAGATCTATCTGCTCGAGATCGTCAACGAGGTCTATTTCAGGATGTCGTACGATTACGCCGATCTGATCCGCGAGGCCGGAGCGCGCCTTGACGAGAAGATCCGGAAATTCGACTCCGGCGAATACTCGTTCAAGTTCGCCGAGTTCGGATGCCGGAGGCGCCTCTCCCGCGAATGGGAGGACGAAGTGGTCCGCAGGCTGACCTCCGAGACCCACAACTGCGTCGGGACGTCCAACGTCTACCTCGCCATGAGATACCATCTGCTCCCCGTCGGGACCTACGCGCACGAATTCGTCCAGATGTACCAAGGGATCGACACGATCCCATTGGCGATGACGAACAAGCTCGCCCTCAGGGAATGGTTCGAGGAGTACAACGGCGACAACGGAACGGCCCTGACCGACACCATCACCACCGACTGCTTCCTGCTCGACTTCGACAAAGTCCAGGCCACCATGTACACCGGCGTCCGCCATGACAGCGGGGACCCGTATGCGTGGGGCGAGAAGATGCTGGCCCATTACGATAGGCTCGGCATCGACCCGAAGACGAAGACGCTCCTCTTCTCCGACTCGCTCACCTGCGACAGGGCCCAGGAGATCTACGATCATTTCAAAGGCCGCTGCAAGGTGGCCTTCGGGATCGGCACCCACTTCACCAACGACACCGACCACGACGCCCTCAACATCGTGATCAAGCTGCAATACGTCAACGGACGCCCGGTCGCCAAGCTGTCCGACTGCCCCGGCAAGACGATGTGCCAGGACGACCGATTCACTGACTACCTTAGGGAGACCGTCTCCCGCCGGGTGGCCATCGGGAAATAAAAAAATAATCCCAGGAGGGACGCATCATGGACGATTTCCTCAAAGGCTTCATCCCGCACAAGCCCAAAGTCTTCTACTGCGGGGGCAACACGCCGAAGAAGCAATTGGCTTCCTATGGCAAGGACAACGCCGAATGGATGGCCGGGATCCTTGACGGCGGAAACGCCGAGGCGATCGACGAGCTCCGAGGCATCCTGTCCTTATGGGACATGACGATCGGGGACGCCGTCGACGTCATAAAGGATTTCGGCATCCCATGCAATTACGCAGGAAGGAAGTGACCATCATATGACTCCAAGCAAGATGGACGAGATCAAAGGCGTCACCGCCGGAGCCGTCAAAGGCTAAAAGAAGAATTGGAAACGCTTTCAGAGCCGCAAACCTTGCGGCTCTTTCTTTTCCTGCCTAATATAACCGTCCGCTTTGGAAAAGGCGGCAAACAGAATTAGGAGGTTATCGCGATGAAAAAGTATGAAAACGCTTCTCGCCAAGGATCTATTTCCGAGGTTATCGAAAACGTCGTTTCGACTTCGTCCAGCACCAGCACCGAGAATTATGCCAATGGCATGGTTCTCAGCTATCTTGACACGCTCATGTCGGGAAACGAAGATTAAGAGAAGCTGAAAAGGGAGCCCGGTCTTAGGACCGGGCTTTTTTCATCTTTGTAGAGAAAAGAGACAAGGAGTGAGGTAAGATAAAGACAGTCTATATGGGAAGGTAAAATTCCCCTTGTAGGGTATAGACCTCAAAGGCGAGATGGATGCCCTGGCTGCCCGTGACATCAAGAAGACCCCGGCTTAAACTCCGGGGTCTTTTTTTTATTTTCCCCAGAGGCGGATCCGTGAACTACCTCTTGCCTGAAGAGCAAGAGGCTTCGCGGTTCTCCGTCGGAGCTTGATCATGGTCCGAAACGGCAGCCATGACTAGAGGCTTCAATTCCCCGCGCGTTGATTCGATGCGTTCCGCACCTACTTGGATCACGCCGATATTGTGATCGGCGAACCAAATCATGTTCTCGGCCGCGTGTATGTCGCGGTCTTCCTCGACCCCGCAGCCGCATTCGAAGACGCGGTCCTTGAGGGTCATCTCGCTATGGATCGTCCCGCACTCGCGGCATAGCTTCGTCGTTGGCATGGATCTGCTCAGAACGACGACGTTCGGCTGTCCGATCAGCTTGGCTTTCACGGATCCCAGACACGAATGCTGGACGGCTTTCCCGTGTCCCGTCATCTTCCAGTTCGAAAGCATCTCGTCCTGGATGATGACGCGATCGTAGACGAGAAGGCAATGCACGATCTTATCGGCTTTGTCCTTCTTGCGGCAGTCCATCTTCTCGTACTCGCGGCGGAGGAGCTGAATATTGCGGTATCGGCGCTTGGAATGGCCTGACATAAGCTTCTGCCTATTGATGTGGGCAGACAGCCTTTTCAGCCTTTCCGGTTCTCGCACCGACACGTCTATCTTCTCTCCCTCGCTTGTGGCGAAAGATGTACCGCAGCCGAAATCTACGCCTACGCTTCTGCCGTTGTGGAGCTTGTCCACATGCGGAAGGAACACGGTGACTTTGAGATAATGCCCGGATGGGGCTTGGATCAGCCTGGCGAAACCGAACTCGATGCCTTCGATCAGCTCATGCGTATTCTTGTCCTTGAATTGGTCGAGGCCATGGACCCGCAGCTGGCCTTTGACGCCTTGGACGCGGATCCTGTCCCCGTCGAAGTCGAGGTCGTAGTTGATCCCGTTCTGCTTGAGGGTGATCTGATTGACCTCGGACTTGTAGCCGAGGCTGCCGACGTTTCTGCCGTGGCTTTTGAGGACGGCGAGCCCTTTGAGGGCCTGCCCGACGGCCGTGACGGAAGACTGACGCTCAGAGGCCGAAAGATACTCCATTTCATGCGAAACGGGGTTTCTGTCCTTGTCGAGCGATATGACGGCTTTCGTCTTCCAATCATATTCGGAGGGGTCGTGGGTTCGATCCTCGATGAAAGAGATCAGCGAATTGTAGAACCACTTGGCTTCGACGAAGATCATTTTGAGGGCTTCCCGCTGGGCCAGATTTAGTTTGTTGTCCTGGATCTTGACGGAGAAAGTCCGGCAGTCCATCGACTTCCGGCGGGATCGGGTGGCCGACAAGGTGTCTTTGATGCGCTTGTTCTTGGCCAGTCTTTCGCTGTCTTCGTTTTCCATACATATAGTATAAATCAATGAATTGATTTACGCAATAGAATACTATATAATGTTTTCATGAAAGACAAACGATATATCACATACTCTCACGCCAAGACCAAGATCCGTTATCACCTGATATTCTCCACCAAGTACCGAGCCAAGTGCCTGGAAGGGATACACGATGACGTGCTGGCGGCCTTCCGTCAGACCGAGTCTGTGAGCGATTTCACCCTCTACGACATCGAAACCGACAAAGACCATATCCATATGATGATAGAGATAAAGCCGAGCATATCGGTCGATCAGGCCGTCAGACGCCTGAAGCAGATGACGACCCATATCCTATGGGACAGGGACGGCGACTGGCTCCGGAAGTTCTATTGGGGCCCGAAGAGGAAGTTGTGGTCTGGCGGATACTTCTGCGCGACCGTCGGGGACGCCTCCGAGGACACGATCAGGAAATACATAGAGAGCCAAGGCTAAAAAACCGGCGCGGTTCACATACGAGACTGAAGATCTCGTATCTATCCCGCGCTTTTTTGGTATATCCGGCCATGAGAGGGATATATGATTTAGGTGTAAGGAGGAACCACAATCATGGTTTCATTCGACAGTTTAGCCCGCATCGTCTGCTCAGACAAGCAGCTCGACATATTGTCAGCCCTTCCGGCCGACAGGATCGAGGATGCCTTCGGGCATGACGTCAGGGTAATGTTCGACTATGGGGATCAGCACAACCCATACCACATCTATACCTTATGGCAGCACACGCTGCACACGGTGAAAGGCGTCGATTCCGGAAACGCCGACCTTCGGGTCGCGGCGTTCTTCCACGACGTCGGCAAGCCGGTCACCGGATTCGCCAAGAAGAGCGATCCCAGCCGCTATGTCTATCCGCATCACGCGGAGGCGTCCGCCAAGATAGCCGAATCCGTCCTCAACGAGATGGGGTGCCCGGAGAAGGATCTCAGAAAGATCCTCTTCCTGATCCGCTACCACGACGCTTCGTGGAACGGGGGCATCGTCGGATGCGACTTGGACTTCCAGCCGTATCTCGACGACCTGAACGCGCTCATGACGGCCGACGTCATGGCCCAGGCCGAGAAGACGATCCGATTCGACGGAGCCGTCGTCACCCGGGAGAGCAAGATCTCCGACGGGAACGCCTTCGTCGCCGGATTGCGGAAGTGAAAGAAAGACCCTGGCTCATCACCAGGATCTTTTTTTATTTTCCCACGAAGGAACGCGTCACAGCTTCGACCAGTCGTCGATGGTATTAGTGCCATTGGCCAGATCGTCGACGGATCCGTTTGGCTTCATCTTCTTGGCCGTCTTGGCCGATTCGACACGGGAGTAGTCATTGGGCGTCATCGGCATGGTGTGGTTGTGATTGCCCTTTATGGAATCGACGGATACGTGCGGATCGACGTGCTTGACGACCTTGCCGTCCGGAGAGGTTCCATAGAGCTCCCCGTTGGGCCCGTCGTGCAGGCCTTTGATCGCATCCGTCTTGCCCATATAGACCTTGGCCGGGCCATCGTACAGATCGTCATCCGGGACCTCGACCCACGGCTTCTCGATGAGGACGAATTCATCGAAGGTGATGAATTTGGGGTCATAGCCCGCCTTGAGCATCATCGCCTCTTTGTCTGACTCATTCATGGCAGCTTCCTTCTTTGCATCCGATTCCATAATTCATTGTTGGGATTTATTTTTTATTTCCCCGGCGGTTGCAAACGGGGAGTCCCCGATATATGATCTTGGTGAAAGGAGGGCCTATGAGCACAACCGAAAGACCCAAGATACGGGGAAGGCGGCGCAGCGCCGTGTTCCACAAATGCGGCGGGCGGTGCGCGTACTGCGGATGCGTCCTCAGCAAGGACACGTTCACGATAGACCACCTCGTCCCTTACGCGAAATTCGTCGAGGCGTCGTTGGACGCCAAAGAGCTGTCGGACCTGGACCCGGACGATCTGTCCAACCTGATGCCGGCGTGCCAGGACTGCAACTCCTACAAAGGCGATCTGTCGCTGGAGGAGTTCCGAAGCAAGCTGAGCAAGGACTTCGGCGGCGAGGTCACGTTCTACTTCGAGACGCAGAAGAAAGACCCCGGCTAAACGCCAGGATCTTTTTTTTTATTCCCGGCGGATTCGTCGAACTGCTTCCGGAACCCTTTGAGCTCCTTGCGCCATCTCATCGTGTGCGCCAGCCCTTTCAGGAACCCGATCGGCCTGTCTCCCCATGATCTGTCCCTCTCGCGCATGTTGGACACCGTCCTGAGCGGATTCGTCGTCATGAAGATCACCGACGGCTTCCTCCCCATCAGAGGCCTCATGTAGTATCCTTCGGTCCCGTCGTGGTCCATCAGCTGGACCCCTTCGACGATCAGCCTGTCCTTTTTGTGCTTCCTGGCGTATCCGAGCGCGAAGGCGTTGTAGTCGTCGTAGTAGGAATGCCTGCCGATCTCCATGGCGCACGGGGCGTGCCCCTTCCCCGCTTTGAGCGAGCTGACCTCCTCGGCGAATTCCTTCCTGTGCGCCGGGAACGCTTTGAAGAACTCCTCGTCGAACCAATCCGTCTCGACGTCGGATCCGTCGTACTCGATCCCGCCAAGGAAGGAGTTGTCCAGATGGATCACCTTCGCCCGGTATCTCTTCCCCAGCTCCTCGGACAGCATGGACTTCCCGGATCCCGGGGCCCCGACGATGAAGAGGATGTTGCTCCTCCCTTCCTCGAACGCGCCCATGTTGATCGCCTGGTAGGACGACTTCCCCTCGGTGAGGGCGGATCCGTCGGATCCGAAGCCTTCGATCGCCATGATCTCATCCGGGGTTATGTAGTCCAGATCGTATCCTTTGCCCATAATGCATTGTTGATCCGATCCCTCCGATTCCGGATTTTATTTTTTAGTTCCCACCGGATTCTACGCATTTCCGGAATGGAGGGCTGACCTATCCGACGGATTCGTATGATCCTGCCGTATCCTTGGTCTTACCCTCATAGGAAATAATCCAACGTCATAGGATATCCCGTATATGCAGAATCTGTGCATAGCCGCCTGACCATCACGACGGATTCCTCAGCATCCGCCTATGCCGACGTCGCGGATCCGTTTTATAAAAAGTGCACCCGATCCGGTATAATCCCGCTCATCCATCCGATTCCATCAGGGGATTTTATTTTTTATTTCCTTGGGCGACGGATGCGACGGCCCAGGGATGGGATGCCCCCATATGGGAGAGGGGCCTTATGCATGGCGCGTCGGATACGTCGGCGGAGGGATGGCGGAGATATGGCATGCCATTTGCGCTTGGGAGGCGCGTCGGATCCGCCGGGATGGCAATGGGATGGCATTCCTATGGCATGGGATGACACGAGTCGGATCCGACGTGGGATGGCAGAGCTATGGCATACGATGGCGCTGGAAGACGGACGAGTCGGATACGTCGGCGTCACGGGGCTTCACGCGTGAATTTTGTTCGCTGCTGAGAGAGATTCTTAGAAATCTGATTTTGTTTCTCCCCGAAAACTATAGTGTTCATCGAATGTTTTTGTCACTTCTAAGTATAGTGTGGCACTATTATGTCATAATTATGACATTATGGAAATAAAATAATATTTCGATGGCGCCTTATGGATAGCTATAGCATGTCATAGCAATGCCATTAATTATGACATTATTATGTCATTGGGGTATAATGGGATCTGCTTAAGGACGCTTGGCCTCGCCCATGGGGAGAGCCAGGCATTTCCGAAGAGCGCTCAGGCCGCCTGCGATGGCTGCCTGCGAATAAGTCGGCGCATCGCGCAAGCGGTCGCGTCGGATCGCCCGGGAGAGAATCCCCACAAGCGAGCTCGCCCGGCCAAACGCCGTGGCATACGCTGCCCTCGGATCCAGTCAGGAAGCTGGGGGCAGAGCCCGGCCTGGGTCTATGGCCCAACCGGAGGAAAGCGTCATCCGTCTGGAACGGCGGATGGGAGGAATCGGCGGCCAAGCATGCGGCCGCTTTTCTTTTGCTTAGGCCCGACCAAGGATCCCCATATATCCCATATGCCATATGGCGTCGTATCCGGACTGATCCGTCATATAGGATATCCCGCCCATCCCATATGGGGGAGGATCCCATGCGCATAGGGCAATGGCATAATCATGACGATAAAAATAATATCCAACGGAGGCGCATGCCATCCATGGAATATAGCCTATGACATCCTTGGCGCTCATCTTAATAACTTGATAAGAAACGGATCCGACCCATCCGATGAGGCATATTGATCCTCTTGGCCATGATCGTCGTATTCCCTGGGATGCCCGCCATCGCCATCGCCCCATATGGATCCCCGCCTCACTCAATGATCGCCGTCATCGTCAGCCCGGAGTCGCCTTTGAGCTCCTCGGACACCTCTTCGGCGTTGCCCGGGGACATCAGTGCCTCCAATTCCGAAATGGCGTCGGATGCGTCGGACAGCCTGTTGATCGCCATGACCCATCCTTTGCCGATGACCCAATAGATCCTCACCGCACCGGACGAGGGATCCCATTCCGAATACGACGGCTTCCCATCCAGCCCGAGGGCCTTCGAGGCGGCGGATGCCATCTTGCTTATGCGGCGGTCGGTGATTCCCATGCCGATATGATAACATGCGGAGGGAAGGATCAACATAAAAGAAAAGGGCCATCCCTGCCGACGCACTCTCCGGAGGCGATGGACCCGATCCCAAACCCTATCAGGTTTATGTGCGACTACAGTATGCCACGCATATCGAGTGCCGTCAAGGGTCTGAACAGGCCGGTCCAGGCGGATGCGCCCTTCCCGGTCAATGCCCCATCATTATACGGCATATGGCCCCATGGGGCAAGGGCCCTGAAGTCTGCTCCATGCTCCGCTGTGATGAATGGAAGGCCACGCCGCCCCATCCGGGATTTATTTTTTTTTATTTCCTTGATTATGGATATATCATTCCTGTGCAAAGGAGGGAACGGGCATATGGCTCCCATTGATTTCGGATGCGGCAAGAATCTCAACGAAGGCAACATCAACTCGCCATACAGATACTCCATGGCCTTCATCATGGGGATCCTCAGAAGCGCCAGGCTCAAAGGCATACAGGCCATCTGCAAGCTCGCGACAAAGCGAAACAGCGAAGAGGATTTCTGGAGAAGCGTCAGCGTCATATTGGGCACCGGCGCCAAGAAGATGATATTCATATCCCAGAAGGACGGCTGCTGCCAGGACGATGTCTCATTGGACGCAGAGTCCATAGACTCGGATATGAAAGAGCTCGGCATGCTTAAGATCGTCCAAGGCAAAGACCGCATATTCTCCGATCCGAAGTATGCCGATATCCTGGCTTACTGCAGCCAGGAAGTCCTGAAGTACGTCGATGTCGTGTCGCCTTTGCTGTCCGAGGACATCGGGCAGAAATCCATAGGATTCGCGATCCCGAGGAAAAACTCGTTCCGCGACACGCTGGACGAAGAGTTCGACGTATCATATGCCTGGAAGATAGACAAGGATATCCTGCCTATCAGGATCATCACCGACAAAGACGCGCGCAGAATGTCTGAAGAATGCGTGATCCCGTTTCTGAGGGAAATAGGAACATGCGACGCGATTGAGGCGATCGACAGAATATCGATCGACCTCAGGATCTGACCCCTCGGAAAGGAAAATAAAAATAAATATGGAACCCATCGATTTCGGATGCGGATGGAATCTTAACGAGCACTCGAAGGCCAAAGATCGGTACTCGATAAGCCGAATCCGCGAAGTCATAGCCAAGGCGAGAAGCCTTGGCATACCTGCCATCGCGACCTTGAGATACGACGAAGACAGCGAAGACGGAATCCTCAGAAAGACGAACTTCAACATGGCCGCGCTGCTGGGGACCGGTGCCAAGAAGATGATATACGAATCGTATATAGACTCTGACAAAAACAGCTCCATGCCGAAGCAACTTCTCGACATCGAATTCGAGATGCGCGATTCCGGGATGCTTAAAGTCATCGAAGGATCCGACGACGTGAGGATGTATTCCGGGGCGCACGTCATCTCATACTGCAGCAAAGAGGCCATCAAGTATTTCGGGATAGTGTCTCCGCTAAAATCTGAATGCGTCGACGAGACGTCGATCGGCGTTCTGCTTCCGAGGGCCAATCTATTCCGCGACACGTTCGATTCGGAGATCGCCAGCGAATACACTTCGCGAGGAAACAGCAACGTCGTTCCGATCAGACTCATCACGATGCTGTCTCCGTTTAAAAACCAGATCGAAAGAGACGTCGTGGCCCACCTGCGCGAAATCGGCTCCCAAGACGCCATCGAAGCCATCGCGAGGATAACGCTAGATCTGGAGATCTGACCAAAGAAAGGAGATGATCGATATGAAGACTCTGGATGAAATAGATTACAATATCGTGCTAGACGTTCTTAAGAAATCAAGGGCTCATGGCATCCCGGCAATCGCCTCAGTCAATGTGGAATGGTTCGGATACTGCGTGGGCGAGAGTGGCCGCATATCGATCGACATCGTCCTTGGCACCGGATCCAAATACTTTAGGATCTCTAGCCGCGTCGTGAACAGCAAGGACGCCAAGGCAAGCGTCAGACTGTTCGAAGGATACGCAAAAAGCTTTGGCATGTTCAAGGCGTTCGAAGGAGCCGACGATTTAGGGTCTAACCAATGCGTGAAATTCATATACGCCACGGAAGAGGCCATCAAATACTTCGACATCATCTCGTTCAAAAATGAAGCATCTTCTTCGGCATACGTCGGATTCAATATCCCAAAAGCTAACGCGTTTCGCGATACCTTGCCTGACGAGATGGCCAAGGATCCTTATGAGAAAGACGAAGATCTTATGCAGATTGTCTGTGCCAAGATTTCCGTTACTAAGCAAATGCTAAACGAATCGGCCATATCGTTTCTGAAGCAGCATGGGTCGGATGACTCGTTGGCCGCAGCCGATAGGATAGCCATGTCTGCGATGCTACTATGAAAGGAGGGCCCATGAAAAAGCTATTGCATGTCGAGAAAGGCGCAAACGAAGGAGAATTCATCGATACGAGCGGCATTCCTTATCTGCTTAAAGTTATGAAAGAAGCCAGCGCCATGGGAATCGAGGAGATCCTTGTAGTCAGAAGCTTCAAGATCGTATGCGCTTATCTGTATCTCGGATCTGGATCCGACAAGATGTACGTCGAAAGCTGCACTAAAGAAGAATCCGATCCTGAGATAATCGAAACCATCAAATCCATAGATTCGGAGGCGTCTGCCTGCGGGATGGTGAAAGCCGTCGAAAGCGTTATTGAGCCAGCTGTGTGCTCTATCAGATCAAATGGGTATGCGAGCAAAGGATCGCTTCGCTATCTTGAGATCGGAAAATTGGGAGATAGAAGCAGTCGCATAACTTTCGATATACCCATCAACTCATCATTCAGAGACTCAATCAACGAAGAAAGAGCATTATCAAAGCTTGCTCCTATTCCTGAAAACAAATGCCTGCAATTCGGCGTTACGGCGTTTTGCTCAACCTGCTCATCCAGCGGGTCATTCGTCAAAAGGCATGTCTTGGATTTGCTGAGAAAGTCAGGCTGCGAAGAAGCGATTGCTGTTGCAGATAGGCTTGAAGTCGATTGCAGGATTTTATAGAGGAAAGGAGGTAAATCCCATGCTATTAGAAACTGGGATAGGCTTCGATGTCTATTCCGAAGAGTCGAAGTCGCAATACGCCGAAGTCATGAGCGTGATAGACCTATCTCTTAAGATGGGCATACCCGTAGTGGCTATCATATCATACGGGCTGAACGCATATCATGCGGGGGCCATTCTCGGAAGCGGGGCCAGCCATATGCTGCTAAAGTCGCAAGACGAAGACTTCCCTGAAGCAAAGCTAGGAGACGATATCAGATTAGACGGAAGCTGGGATCTTGACGTCCGCAGAAAATCAGATCGCAGCGTCGTCAACGATTTCGTCAAGTTCGCAAGGGAATGGCATCTCATCGAGGTGGCAAGCTGCATGGACGTGGCCCTTGGGGATAATAAAATTATTTTCGCCAGCGAGGTAGCCATCAAATACATCGCGATCGAGTGCGACAAAGAGTCTGGGAGAAACATGCTGACTTTCGAATTCCCTAAAGTCAATGACTTCAGAGACACGCTCGAGCAAGAGATCTCCAAATGCGGCAAATACAAAGGATTGGAATCCCTGTTCATCGAGATCGCCACGATCGGATTCAATTTCGCTTTCACCAGCGATTCGGGCATCAATCTGTCGCAAGAGCTGCCTAAGACGATCAAGCGCTGCGTATCCGATGTCCTTAGAAGCTCTGGAAACGAAGAGGCCATCAACAAAGCCGATGAGATAGAGCTTGATCTTAAGATCTAAAGAAAGGAGGCAAACCTATGCATATGATATTATTGGACGATAAATTAGGATATAACATCTATTCTATTGGCGAGCCGAAAGCGCAGTATATCGAAGTCATTGGAGTGATAGACAGATGCGTCAAACTTGGGATTCCAGTTATTATACGATTGTCATATAGCATAAAGGCATATCAGATAACCGCCATTCTTGGTAGCGGAGCTAGCCATATGCTGGTTAAATCTGTATCAGATTATTTCATAATTTTGTGCACGATATCGAAGCAGACAGATCAATCGTCAAATATTTCATTAAGCGCGCAAAGGAATGGAATCTTATTGAAACCGCCATCGGGGTTGATGCTGATTCAGGGGATAGAACGATTATCTTTGTAAGCGAAAAAGCCATCAAGTACATCACTATAGACAGTTCAGAAACTACTAATGAGAATGCGCGATACATATTCGGATTCGAGCTACCGAAATATAATGACTTCAGAGATACTTTTGAGCATGAGATGTCATTAAGCGATCAGTATAAGGATGATGACGCAATTTTGATCAAATTCATGACTTTGATATATGAAATAAATGGTTCTCATATTGAGTCATTTCATCACCATATCAATGAAACGATCAATAACAGAGTCATCAGTATCCTTCGTAGCTCAGGATGCGCTGAAGCCGTAATAAAAGCCAATGAGCTAGAGCTTGATCTTAAGATCTAAAGAAAGGAGGAAATGCTTATGCATATTCATGAGCTAGCCGGAAGCTATGCCGGAGTAGAGTTCCCAGACATCAGAGCTAATGAGTGCAAATACGATCAGGCATTCAATATCTTAGTAGATGCCATCAAATGCGGAGTAAGCGCTTGCGTATCGCTTTCTTACAACAATCTTCTGTACAGAATGCATGCGCTGCTTGGCACTGGATCGAAATATATGCACATAATGTGCGAACCTACTGAATGCCTAGATTCTACAAAGGTAGGCCTCGAGGATTCCCATAATACACTGTCGTATATCGTAAGCTCGTTTGACAGCACTATGCGAGATCTCGGGATGCTGTTCATCTGCGAAGGATACGATGACTATACGGGCGAGCATGTTCTGATCTATGCTTCCGAGAACGCTGTGAAGTACTTAGATTTCAACGATATCGTATACAATAATGACAACGTATGGGGCAAGATATCGTCTGAGTATCTGAATAAGCCTGTTTCCATCGGATTTCGCTTTCCTAGGAACAACGATTTCAGGTCGACCACTTCCAAAGAAATGGATAGCTACTCTAACAAGAACGACTGCTTTTTTGTAAGCATGATCGATATATGCGACGACAAACCTACCAGGCTTCACAGCAATTCAAAGACAGCCTACGAGCGAGCCGAAAGATACGTCATCGGAAATCTCAAAGCATGCAATAGCGAAGAGGCGAACTTAGCTATCGACAGATTAGAGATGTTCGTCAAGACCTGAGGAGGATGCTGATATGTTTCATAGATTTTTGCGAAGGATCATGACATCAAAGAAAAGCTTTAAAAACTTATCCGAGATGCGGGTATCGTCTCTTTCTCTGAAAGAGACTGCCCAGTTGAAAGAAACCGGAGTTCTTGACTTTGTGCAGTATAAGCAGTCTAACGGAAGCACGCCTATGATCAGAATCGGATATGGATACTCATCGTTTTACGATTCCACTGACGAAAGTGATCATATGGATCTCTGCCTGATTGATATGCTGAATGATAGAATCAAGTACTCCGGATGCTGCGATGTCGTGTCTCCTGTTAGATATGACGATCGCGAATACGATTTCAGAGAATACTCGTTCCAAAATGGCATCAAAAGCAAGCGCATCGCCGCATACTTGGCTAAAGTCCTTGTCGATAAATACGGAATGGCGATCGTGTATGATGGAAAATCATTCATGTTCGAGGAATTCGGATACCATCGCGAGATGATCCTCGTCGGGAAATCCGAAGTTGAAAAAACAAAGATGCTGATCATGGTAGCTGATGGAAGAGTGCTGAACATCGATCACATCATATCGCTTAGAAAGCATTTGGTCTGTACGACGAGATATGAAAAAACATACAATCCGTTACGTAAGAAAGTTCTAGATCATAAGATAATCATGGCGACATTCGTATTCGGAGATTTACACGATAGCGCATGCGAAAAATGCAGCCCAAACAAAGTATGCCCGATGCATAGCGACTTCGTTAGGCAGCATTACGGAGTGACCAACTTCTTTAGCTGCGAGCAAGATGCCGCTGAATTCTTCAAAGACAACGTTATCAGCCGTATAGCGCAATACAACAAGCCGGCTGCCGATTCGATCGAGCTAAGCCTCAAAGTTTAGTTTAGCCTTAAGAAAGGAGGCACAATTATGTCAGATGATAGCCATACGATAACATTCGTATCGAGAAAGACGTTCAAGCCGCTGTCGAATATGCTGGTGACGAAGATCAGTAAGCGGGACAAGCCCGAGCTAGAGGATATGGGGATTTTAAAAATAATTTCCGATCGCTAAGCAAAAGGAATCCCGTCAATCGTCAGAATAGGCTATGGGTATTCTAAGACCTATACGACCAATACCTATCACGATACCTATCCTGGCTTCTTCAAAGCGATCGACGCCAGGGCCAAATACGCAAACAGATGCTACATCGCAATGCCGGCATGCCATGGCGACGTTGATGCCAAGATCAATGACCGGCGCGGCTATGTCTATGGCTGCTATGCGAGCAACCGTCGCTTGACTGCATACATCGTCAATTACCTCGAAGAGAAATATGGCATGATCGCGGCGTTCGATGGATACTCAGGCATGTTCAGAGATTTCGGGTATAAGCGAGAGCTGATCCTGATCGACAAAGAATTATTCAGCAAGATAAAGGTCGTTTTATACGACAGCAGCGAATCGTATGAGCTATACGAGATAAATGCAGACAATATAGAAGACGATCTTCAGATCGGAGTTTGCACGCTCGATGCCAGAATAGAATCAGAATGCCGCATCCCCAAAAGAATGCTCGTCAAGGCCGTGTTCTTGTTTGATGACGTTATCAATAATTGCATCGGATGCTATCGCTATCACGTTGGCAGCAGTGGTGACTGCAAAGAATGCAAATACATCGAGGCTCGCGTAGGAGTCGCTAAGATATGCAACAACTACGACGAGGTGGAGTCCCCTTAAGAAAGAAGTCATCGACGTGATGGCCAAGCGCAATAAGAGCGAGGCTGATTCGGTGATGCTTCAGCTTAAGATCTAGGCCTTTAGAAAGGAGGCGTCCATCTGATACCAGGCTGACAAGCATATTCAATTCAGCGAGTTCTGGAAATCCCTTGATAACGTGAGCGCGATGACTTGCTCCATGCAGGCCATCCACGATATGTGTGAGCGCGGAAACAACGTAGTCGTCCAGTTCTTTTACTCCAGGACGAGCCCAGAATTATTCCCTTTTCCCAACGCGTACTCCTGCGAGAAATACGAGGCGATGTGGAAAAACAGATACGACGATGGCTGCGTTTTCGTGAATGTCATGAATGACACCGAAAACGACACCAGCGAAAATCACATTTACACCAACGACGGAAGCAACCCAGCCGAGAATCCGTGCTATCAGTACAATGAAGCCTTGTCCTGCATGCTAATGTCATACGCTATCGACAAATGCGGCATGGTCGTAATCTACGATGGCCCGTCGACTCTAGGCCTTCCGTATAAGCGATGCGCCACGCTTGTGCGGAAAGAGATGATCTCTGAGATGTGGTTCGCCTTCGGCAACAACAACTATGACCCAGAGTACGACCAATGGTCTGAGTCAAGCCATGCCAAAAGGAAGCCATACATCGGAAGCGTCATCTTGATGCCGCGCGAATCAAGCTATTGGAAGTCTTTGAGATCTAAAAACGAGCTGTCTGAGCCAAAGATCCCATTCTATTGCGAGTCGAAGGCCGATTTCTATGACAGCGCGGAAAAATTAATTATTTCCCGCATCGCGAAGTATGACAAGAGCGTCGCTGATTCTGTGTTGATGAGCCTAAAGCTTTTCTAGGAAAGGAGGTGCCATCATGGACACAGACGAGACTGAGATAACGAGATCCGTCCAAAACGAATGGCCTGGGATGGATCCATATACGAAGAATACTGAGTTTATGGAAATCCTAAGACATATCAGCGGATGCGGCCAAAGCATCATAATGCATGTGCTGTATGATTTCGACGGTTCGATAGTCAATGATGACAGAGCATCGCGCAGCGATTGCTATTACGACTATGCTAATCTTTGGAGAAATCGAAAGTACGATGAGAGCGTATTCATCCATGTCATAAACGACGCCGGGGATCCTCCTCCTGAAAGAAGCAGCAGATATGCAGATGAGCTTGAGAAGATGTGCAATCCGGTCACGATGTGCTCCATGAGAACAGCGGCGTATACGATCAGATACGCCATAGACAGCCTAGGCCTTGAAGTGATATACGACGGATACTCAGACTTCAACTTGGCGCACGAGTATATACCATTCAAAAAATGCCTGATATTGATGAGCAGGAAAGACATTCCGTATATATCTTTCGATGCCAAAAAAGAATATGGAGACATATTGTATTCGAGGTATAACGAGATAAATACGCATCTTGTCGAATTGCTAAGCGGCTCAAAGTACTTCAGAACGCGCAGATGCTATAACGACATCATACGACCAGGAATGCGTTTTGAGTCGTTATTAGACAAAAACGACGAATTCGGAGAGCAAGCATTCTCCAATGTCGTTAAATTCTATTTCTTACCACACATCAAAAAGTTCAACGCTACGCTATGCGATTCGATATTGCTTGACTTAGGCATATGAAAAGAACCCGGATCGCTCCGAGTTCTTTTTTTTAGATCATCAAGTCCAGATACAGCTCTTGCTTCTCTTCTTCGCTTAGCCATCCCGGTATGCCGCAAGCCGTCTGATACGCTTCCATCGGATCGTCGTCTATCGTGAAGATGGCTCTTCTATAATCAGCGAGCCTCCCATTCGATCCTGGAACTATCGGCCTTGGCATCGCCGCGTAGTACAGCCCAGACTGATATCCGGTTTTGAATTTGCTTTCCAGCGTGACGTATTCGTATCCCGGATCCCTGGATTCAGGTGCATAGAACTTTCTATCAGGATCGGCGTATGTGGCTTCTGGATGCTTGAGGCAGAACGAATACACGAGATGGCTGCACCCTTTCTTCAATGGAGTCCCGGGAGTCTTCGGCCAACATAAGACTATGTCTTTTAGGATTTCTTTCTTAACCAAAGCGAAATACGTGCGTTTGTTTGACGATATCGAGATCCATCCATCAGGAGGAAGATGATGCAAGTCGATTCCGGTCAGCCTCTTTATGGCCATCAAGCCTTTGCCTGGTATTCTGTAATAGTCATCGTTCCTGTCGTCGTATCCCACTGGATTTATCCCAGCGATGCGATCATTGTATCTGAAAACCTCGACGGCTTTCTTGAAATGGACTGAATCTGTATCTCGCATGCGCCTAAGCGTCTGAGGAGAAGCGAATGCCTTGATGAACTCCATCTCATCTGAGCTGAGCATCCCAAGGCTGCTGTAATCCTCGTTTCTATTGTATATGACGTACGCTACTGGGCGAGACGGGCCTTCGAGGAGATAAGACGCAAGGCTTATGGAATTTATTTTTTTATTCCTCGGCATGGATCACAGCCTGATATTGAGCAAAGCGCTGTCGAATTCTTCTTTGCTGGCTATTCCTTTCGACGTGTTGATGGCTTCGAGTATGTCTTCGTTGCTCAATCCGGAGGCCAATGCGAAGTCCCTTTCGTTTATCGGAGTCGGATATCGGTATATGAGGTCTCTCGTTCTCTTTCCGTAATACAAAGACATTGGGTCTATCCTTATGTCCCCGACGTACTTTCCTCCTGACTTGGCGTTGCGATTTTGGCTAGAGCGGCCTGTTCCTGAAAAGAAGAAGCGGCTGTCTTTGGTCTCCATGGTGAAATACAGGCAATCGATGCATCTCTTTGAGACGAATATGTGCAGCTCGCTTCCGGAATGGTCGCTTTCGATGTCTATCTCGGCATATCCTTTATTAAGATATCCGTTGGTAGGTATGTCAGTTCCGTCGTCTGGGTAATACGTGAATATCTTCTTCTCGGAATCGGCGTTGGAGAAAACAGTCTTTATCGAACTGTTGAAATTGCCGCGGCTGATGTCATCGAAATAAGGCTGCAGCCAATATACGAAGACAAGGCCGTATCTCGCTTTGTCGCGCTGATGAAAATCAACGAACGAGATCGCGTCTGCGTCTTTGGTTATGCTGGCTAGGTATATGCTTTCGTTTTCGTTTTCCATGGAAACAATATAACATCACCGATATCTGTTTGCAAGCAAAGAAAAGCCCAAGCGTCTGCTTGGGCCATCAATATCCTTTGCGCATCCAGTTGACGGAGCTTGTCTTGATCTTGATGAGATTGGACTGCTTGGTCGATGACAGGAACTCGGCATTGGTCTTCATGCGGTCCGAGTCATAGGAGTTCCAGAGCCCATTGCTGACCGCCCCGTTGTCCTGGCCGCTTACCCTGTTGATCATCTGCTTCCAGTAATCGCTCAAGGCAGCTTCGCTGTCGTCTTTGGCCAAGGCATGAAGCCCGGCCATGCCATCGAGGAACACGGTGTATGACGGATTGGCCGACAGATATGAAAGCCTCTTCGTCATGGCAAGATACGGATAGAGATCGTAGATGGTGAACGTTCCGGAGATCGCTCTGGGAAGTCCGTCTTTGGTAAACAGGCCCTGATCTCCTCCTCTGGTCCAGCTCATATCGGATATGAGAGCGAGATCGCTGGTGATCAGCCCTGGGATGTCGGCTCTGACGAAGAACGGCGAGACATAGCCATTGGAGTCTGCCTGCCGAGGAAGCGTGAAGCACAGCAATGCGGCGAATGGAACGTAGACGTATTGGAATATGCTGAGAGGATCTCCATACGGAGAGACGAAGTTGAAGTTCATGTTGATGGCTTTGCTGTAGCTGGAGTCCCTCCAAAGCTCAGGGAACATGACTCTCATGCCATTGGTGGTCGCGAAGGATTGGATGTAAGCTCCGAAGTCTTCCTGGGTATTGAGCTTGACGACGTCTTTGGCGGCGCCAATCGCGGCTTTGACGAGCCTGACGATTGTGTTGCCGCTAGAATTGAATCCGGCTTTCATGTTCGTGAACGTGTCTGAAAGGAAGTTCTGCATCCCGACTGCGGTCTGATAGGTATTGGCCAGGGTTCGGCTTGCGTTCTTGACCGATCCTCCGGTTCCCATCCCAGTAAGATAGTTTATCTTCTGATAGGCGTCGCTGTTAGCGTTGGCGGTGCTGGCAAGCTCAGATCCAGTATCGGTCTGAGAGTTGGAAACCGATTCGGTTATGCCTCCGTTCGGATTGACGTAGAATCCGATTGAGGAGCTGTATTTTGATAAGAGCGTCTTATATCCGTCCGGAGACATGCCTGAGTCTGACTTGATGCCGAAGAACGACATGATGTCTATCTCATTGTCTCCTTTGGATCCAAGACCCATCTTTATCCAAAGCGTGTTGAGCATGGTCTCAAGATATGCGAAGTAATCCTCGTACTTGGCTTCGAAGACGTAATATCTCTTGTCTTTTGACGCAAATCCCGAATCAAGGCCGTTCCTAGAAAGATAGGCAAGCATCTCATCGCCGTCGGACAGGGTTGTCGCCTGCCCATTGGTGGTTCCGATCTGGGTGTAAGCCGATCCGTTGTATTTTGGCATTCCCGGAGTGAGCGAAAGGAATCTCGCGTCTCTTAGGAACGTCTCGGCCATGGCTCTGTTTCCAGGGTCGGCCAATGAGTTGAACAGAGGCGGGACGCCGAGCATCATCGAGCCATACATGCTCGATCTGTCGGTGCCTGGGTCAAGCGGCGTGCTGCTGAGGACTGATACCTTGTATATCCTTCCGCTTCCTGACTTGAATGTGTTGAGGAACGAAGTCGACGATTGGTACCAAGACGATTCCTGGACTTCTCCGAATGGCATCTCATCGACGCCGTTCTGATACTTTACCAGCGCGGCGGAGAACACCTTCAGCCCCGATTGGATCGCAGCCCCGAAGTTTGTCCCTGTTCCGATGTACGACGCCCATTCGCTGATGACTCCTGAGATGCTTCCGGCTACTGTGTTGGTCATATCGGCGGTGTAGTTGGCGACCGTGGCCGCAGCGTTGACGACGCTGTTGATGTCTTTGAGGGCTCTGCCTATCAAGGCATTGCTTCCGTTGTTGCCTGAGACCGAGAAATAAGTCGATATGAAGTTAGACACGGCTGTCGGAGCCTTTGAGAAGAAGCTCAGGACTGAGTCTTTCTCCGAAGCGAATGTCTTTTCTATCCAATCCTCTCCGGTGTCCATGGCCTTGATGAGATTCATGATTATGTCGTCCGTCGTCTGCTTGGCGGTGCTGATCCAGCTCGATTCCTGCTCCGGGACGTCCTGGTAATAGACGTTGGACTGGACGTTGACGCCTGACACCGAGCTCGTCATCTCGGTGTTGGACAGCACCATGTATGAGATGACTTCGTCTTTGACCGGGGTGACGCCGGAGTAGATCCTCGTCCCGAGAGATCCGTCGTAATTCATGAATATCGTGCCAGACGCGTCTCCGGATTCCTTGCCTATGACATAGAACGAATCGTTGTATGTCGTGATCATCAGATCGCTGGCGGGGCCAACGTCCACGCCGTTCACTTTGACGCGCTCGTTGGAATCAACCGTGGCGGCATAGCACTTGGCATAGCTGCTCCACGAATTCTTGACTCCGCTGTTAGCCTTCACGACCCAATCCGCTGACATTGCCATATATAATGTGTTGATCCTGACGATTTATTTTTTATTTTCCTTGGAGGATTGAGTCCAGCGACGAAGGGAATCCTCCGGACGAAGATGACGACGACTGAGACCCAGATGACTTGATCGCGCTTGCCGTAGCGGCCGTGTTGGATGCCACTGAGGACATGATCTGCGTCCCCGATGTCATGATGCTCTCAAGGGATCCGAGCTTCTCGAGCATGCCGGCCATGATCCCGATGACGGATACCTTGGTACCATTGTAGTCGATTTCGTCGGCGAACGAAGGATTGACGGAATAGACCTTGATGGCCTTCCCGCTTCCGTCGTCCCTGACGTCGGATAGCTGTTTGCTGTATGTGACGAGGTTTCCGACAATAGACACTCCCATAGCCGAGTTGCGCTCCGAAGAGCCCATCGTCGTGCGATTGGACACTCCGCCGTCATCAGACGCGTCTCCGGTTCCGCCGTTGGCGTACTTCTGAACTCCTCTGATCTGCGGAATAGGCTTGACTTTGAATTTGCGCTTAGCCCAGTCGATGGAAACCATCTCCTGATTCTGGGATCCGTCTTCGGAATCTCCGGCGATGAAGTTGCTTGACGCATGGCCGGTTCCGCCTTTGGCGTAGCGCTGCACCTTGATGTCATCACCGACTTTGTTCATCTTGTCCTGGATTACTCCGATGGCGGTGTCGATCACGGTCTGGATGCCCAATGTCGCAGCAGCTCCAGCCGAAGCCGCGTTGAATGTCAAGCCGGCTTCCTGCAACCCTGCGAACATGACGGGAAGCGACGTGCTGAGATACGAATAGATCGAGCTTTGCATGTTGGCCATAAGCTGCAGCCTGGCATCAAGGTCGTCTGATATGTATTCCGTGAATCCGTTGGTGATGAACACGGCGAGGGCGTCGTTTTGATGCGGCTTGTTTGTGTTTCCGTTGACGTTGTATCCTAGCACTCCCTTGAATCCCAGCTTCTTGGCGGCATGGTTGAAATAGAATCCGCCCGCTTGCTTCTTGTGGGTTTTGGTGTCTTTCTGATACTGCTCGAATTCTTTGTCGGATTCGCTGTCTTTGTCAGCCTCTGATTTGGCGCCTTCCAAGCTCATGCCTGATATGGCATGCGCTTCCATCTTGTCGGTGAGTTCCTTAAGCTTATCGGGGCTTAATGCAGTGTCGTATTTCGTGGCTCCGATGACTTGATACCCGCCTAAGATCCAGACTGGAGTAGCATCGAAGGATCCGTCCATCACGGCGGTTCCAACCCCGCCTTTGACATCAACATGGATGACTCTCGGAGATTCATCGGTCCCGTTTCCTTTTGCCGATCCGCTGCTGACAGCGAGAAGCTTGTTGCCTTTATCCTCATGGTATTTCGTCATCGAGGCGTTTCTGGCCTTTTCCCTGGCATCTCTCGCCTCTTTGCGGCTGGCCCCTTTCTTTCTCGACTCTTTGTATGCGGCGTCTCCGAGCTCTTTCGCTTGCTCGACGGCGGCGTCATACAGGTTGGCATACGTCTTAGCGACGTTGTCGGAGCTTATCATATTGAGGTTGTCTTTCTGCTTGGCGCCTCTGGTCTTAAGGCCGAGGAACATCCTCAGGCTGTCATCCCATGAATTCTGCCCGCCATTGGCTTCGGATCTCTTGGCCTTCTTCTTGGCCGCTATCTTCTCCTTCTCGGTCATTCCCGCCCACTCGGCATCGGAATATCCGTCGGGCTTGTCGGCGGCTATTCTCTTGAGCGCTTTGTCTTTGTCGGAGACGAGCTTTCCGGCTACGCCTTGGCCAACGACATAAACGGCCATCGCGTAATTTATGGCATCGGCGTCCGGCTTTCCGTTGTCATCGAGGTGGATGACTGCGTCGTTTGACGTCCCTGACGCGGCTCCGACTCCACCGGCGTCTTTGAGCGAGGAGAATCCTCCTTTGCTCGATATCCCCGTTATCGACTTATACGCGCTGAGCTGATCGGACGCGGCCCTTCCGGCAGTTCTGTTGAAGGTCGGAAGGCGCATCAATCCGCCAGGGCCGGCCCTTCGCATACCGAATTTGCTTCTTTCTTCGGCGCCTTCAAGCGTGCGGCCTCTTCTCTTGTCGGCGGCCATCGCCCTTAGGATCTCCACCTCAAGGCGCTTGTCGTTGTCTTGGTATCTGGTCCAGTCGACTCCGTATCTGTCGGCTACGTTGCGAAGCTCTTCCGTGTTCATCCCAGCCAGGACGGAGTTGTCGCTGTTCTGGAGGTTGCGCATCGCCTTGTATCTTCCGAAGAACCATCCGCCTTTGGTTCCGGCCAAGCTCTCGAAGTCAGTCCCGAACGTGGCTGATCTCTTGGTCAGCTGGCGCTCGCGCTCCTTCATCCTCTTCTGGGCCTGACGGGCCTCCTCGCGCTTCTTCTTTAGCTCGGCCTGGCTCATCGTGTCTTTACCTGCGATGAACGAGAATGACGTCAGCTCAAGGATTTTATTAATATTATCCCCGACTGCTCCGGCGACTCTCGACGATATGCCGCCTCTGGTCTTTCCTTCGATGGTGGCTACGTAAAGAATGACCTGGTTGCAGATCATGTCGATGATGTCCGGGCGCCTGGTTCCCTCAGGGAAGTCGATTCCGACTCCCAATGCGGTGTTGGCAAGCTCGACGTTGTTCTGGCCGTTCAGCAGCTGGACCAATTCCCTGCGAAGCCTTCCGTACTGCCCGGCGATTCCTCGCGGCAGCTTGAATCCCGGCTCCTTGGCCTTGATCGCTTTGACGACTTGGGACGCGCTCTTGGCGTTGGTGACGGCCGCGTAGGTGTCCTGCATCGTGTTGAGGTTGACGTATCTTGAGTTGCGGCGCTCGGCGTTCTTCTGGGCGGCGTCGATCTGCTTGGTCAGGCTGGTCTGGACGGTCTTGGCTTTGCCTTCGAGGGCATTGAGCTCATTGGCCGGAAGCCTGATGATCAGCGTCTCGACGAGCTGCTCGTTGAGCATCTCGACGTAGTCTTTCGAGTTCTGCTGAGGCAGCCTGCTGGCGTCTCCGTATTGGCTGATGATGTTCTGTTTGTCCCCGGTTGGCCAGGTGGACACGAGCGAATAAAGGCTTGCCCTGAGCTTGCCTAATTGGAGATCGTTGAATCTGTTCTGCCGATAAGCGCCCCTGGAGATCTCCGTCTCCAGCATCCTTCCGACATAGGACTTTATCTCTGGGTTGCCGGTTCCGACGGAGCCTGTGCCCAAAGGCGTCGTGTTATCGCTTATTCCTGGCATTGATTTTCCTCAGACAATATCTCGTCATAATCGATTGTTCGGGATGCCTTCTCTTTGCCGGAAATAAAAAAATATCCTCGGATGCGCTCCGAGGATATTCTTTGACGATCTACTCGGCTTTCTTGGCTTCGACCGGCTCGGCGGCGACTTTGTCTTCCTTGGATTCTTTCTTCAAGGATTCTTCCTTGTCATGCGCTTCCTGGGCGGCTTTCATGTCATACTCGAGCTCGGCTTTGGCTTTGGCCTCGTTCTTCTGCGAGAGCCGCTCGGCCGACTGAAGCATCTGGAAGATGGTGTTGGCGAATTGGGCCTTAGCCTCCGCCGGGACGGAATCGGCATTGAACCCTTTGATGATGTCGGAGACGAAGTCGCGCATCGTGACGGAATCGGCGTCGGCGTACCACTTCCAAAGAAGGGAAACGGTACGGCGCCTCTGCTCGGCATTCATGGCAATATGAGACTTGCCATCCGGAGACAGCTCCGCGTTTTTGGTGATGAAATCGAACATGTCGTCGTAATCCATAGAGATAGTCCTCCTATCTAAGAAGGATTATATCATACAAGAAGGCTAATGGATAGTCAGAGTTAGCGTGGTTCCGCTAAGAGACCCAGTCATATTAGCGGTATCGGCAGTTGCTACAGATATTCCGTTTTGTTTAAGATTTCCTAAGAAATTCCAGATATATGTAGAGTCACTGTACCAAGTTCCATCTGCGTTACATGGAGAAAAATATAGGCCATCTACTCCGTTTACGCATCCAATTCCACAATATTTTTCGCCTTGGTTATTAAGCATGATCTCAGCATTGTTATATGAATTAGATTGGGCGCTATTGAAAATTGGAGCAGCATTAAATTTTTGAGATGCTGTCCACGTTTGTTCCGCATCCAAAACTGTAAGTGTCCCAGATTGTGGAAGAGTATAAGTTCTATACCAAGCCGGAAGAGCGGCATTTCCTCCAGCTATAGCAATTTTAGCTAAACTAAAGCACACTGATAATATGGAATATGTGTCATATCCTCCGGCTGCAAAAGATATACCATCATCAAATGCCCATGCTGGCTGGTCGCTTCCTTCTCCCCATCTTATAGAGGTATATGCTCCGGCAGCAAGGTGAGACGTAGCGTTGCTTCCAAAGAAAGATTCGTATACATCTGTTACCGCATTATTTTTAAATACAAATCTTGGCGACAGAGATCCGATGTTGGTTGCTCCAGGAAAACTCTGCGCGGCTGCCCACGTATTCGGATTGGACAGATTGATCCCGATGGTTCCGGTGTCGGTGATCGTCCCTCCGGTGAGAGTGGCATCCGTGCTTATCGAAGATATCGAATGCTTGACGAACGCGTATCCGTCGTCATCGATGTACACCGGTGCTGTCGCATCGTCGCTCATGTCGTATTTCGTCTTTATCCCGCCCAGCTGCGAGACGCTGGCAGGCGCCAGTTTGTATTCGCCATCCTCCTGATAGAACCCCTCTCCGAGATTCTCCCTGATGATGTAGATGCCGTCGCTGTCCCAGGTATATGTCGTTCCATTGTATGTCACAGAGCCCGTCTTGGCCCCGTCTTTGTACAATGCGTCATATTCTTCTTTGGTGACGACGTAAATGCGCTTCTTGCCAGTTTCCATGATTTTGCTCGAAAGCGTTCGCTAGCCTAAAGCAACTGCTTTCCTTGCCGCCTTCAGTGTCGGGTACAGATACATTCTCTTGATCTTCTCGGAATCGGAATTGTCGGCTTCGCCTTTCATGGACATGAGACGCCTAGCTAGGCTTTTAGGTATCTTCGTCCCTTTCCTGATGAATCCCATCACTCTGAGCGCAGTCCTTCTCAGGTATTTGAAATTGCGCTTTCGTATCCTGGTCCATCCCCGGCAGACCTGATAGCCAACGAAATCGATCCTCTCTCCGACGATGGCCCCTGATTTGTCGTCATAGGCCACTCTGATGACTTCCTCATTGCCGTGGATTGAGACGTTGAGCTTTGATTTAAGCATCGATCCTATGACGGCCTTCGCCAGAAGAAGCTTGCGTCTGCTGCCGTCCAGGATCTCTATGTTGTCGCAGTATCTTATGAGATGCCTGACCCGCATGGTCTCTTTGAGGTAATGGTCGACGGAGTCCAGATAGAAATTGGCCAGTTCCTGCGATGGATAGCATCCGAGGGGAAGGCCTATCTGAGTCGTGTCGATGATCTCTCCGAGGATATCCAATACGCGTTTGTCTCTGAATACCTTGGCGAGCATCTTTTTGAGAATGGCGTGATCGATCGAATCGTAGAAATGCCTGACGTCCAATTGAATCGAGTATCTCGTTCCTTTGGGGTCTCCCCTGACCATGGATTGCAGCACGTTCTTGGCGTAGATGACGCCTTTGACTTTCTTGCCGGAGCAGCTGTAGGCGTATTCCCGTCTCTGGAGGTAAGGCTCTATGACGCGCATCACCATATGATGGAATATCTGATCGTAGACGAATGGGGGTATCAGTATGTTTCTTGTCTTCATGCTCGGAAAATCGACGATGGTCTCTTTGGTGTAGATCCCAAGGGAGTATCTGTGAAGGACGATATCCGTATAAACCTGCCGCTTGTTCATGAATGCCATCTTGACCGTCTTCCGGCCTGTCTTGCCTTTGGCGGCCTCGTTCAGGGCTTTCACGAAATTGCTGTAGCGATAGATCTTCTCGTATATGCCTTCGCTTATTCCGTATGATCTCATATTGATACCTTGCGCTTCTTTCTTTTTACCGTACGGGCGTTTGCGCTGTCGCTACTGGTCCGCTTGACTTGGCAATATCTTAGGGTATGTACCCAAGGAATGCAGCATCTGTAATTAATGATGATAGTCTTAGGCATGAAGCGAATCCTGCTAAAGAGAAATGGCGGGCGGAGATGTTGATGTTGCCGTTGCCCCAACCGTTGTTCAGGTTGAAACAGCCGACTGGACCCGCGTTGCCCCTGTTGTCAGCGTTACCACCGGCGAGGAAGATAACTCGGAAAACGTCAGCGCCCAGGTGATGCATCCCTATGCTATATTAAGTCCAAACTGTCGGCATGCATTCTATTTCCTAACGTCATCATGCTACCAGACGTCTCGGAGATAATCAACAGGAATTTATTTTTTTATTTCCCGAAGACGCGGATTTACTACAGCGAAAGGGGAGATCCCCCTTCGCTGCTTCCTCCCTAGTCAATCTCTAAGAAAGGGCGGGCGGAGAGGCGACGTCGCCGTCGCCCCAACCGCTGCCAGGCTGAAACAGCCGACCGGACCCGCGTGGCCCCCGTTGGCAGCGTGACCACCGGCGAGGACTTCGTAATACGACGTGCCGTCTGATGTCCTTGCCGTGCTCCACGTATAGTCATCCATGCAGTATCTGCTTGATCCGACGGTTTGCGGCAGCATCTTGTTTCTGTAGAACTGAAGCGTCTGGGTCCATCCGCTCGTCGTCGGGGCGGCGAGCCCGGTTCGCTTCCAATCGCCTGACCCTGGGCTGTACGTGCAGCCTTTCTTGAAGACGATGAACTCATTCGACGCCGCGCTGTTGGCGTACTTCGACTCCATCGCGATGTCGTCCAAGATGTTCCAGAACTTGCCGTACGGATTCTCGATGTATCTCCAGCGATTGGCCCAGAGCCCGTCCCTCGACGCCCCGCCTATTCCGCTCGGGGACGGAAGGTCGTCCGTGGATCCCGCCGGGCACGCCTGGTTGCATCCGATGTAGTATCCGGAGTTCGCCTTCCACGTCACGGCGTCTCCGTCGAACGTGACCTTGGTGTATCCGGAATCGGCGCTGAGCGCTTCGACGGCGGTGACGTTTCTCCTCGTCCACAGCGTCGATCCCCATCCGAGATAGAAGGACACCGTCGACTGGTTGTACCCGGATGAGCTCAGCCAGGTGCTGACGAGGGTGCTGCTCGTGGGGACGACGACGTAATTGACGGCATCCGTCGAGTTATGCGACAGCAACGCCGTGTCCATGTGTCGGTATTCGTCCTGGGTGTGGCCTTGGCCGAGCCAGTTCTGGATGTTGGCCATGCCGGACTCGATCATCATGAGGATGGCCCTGTCAGACCAGATGTCTATGGTCTCGGCTGGGCGGAGCTGTTTGTAGATCGGAGACGAAGACGTCCCGACGTTAACGTATCCCATCTTGGACCAGGAATCGGCCGTCTGGTTGTAACATGCTCTGCATATTGAAGTTGCAGTAGTTCGGCTGGCCGCTGACGCTGCCGAGATAAGTCGTGTCGCTGTTCTGGGCGGTGGTCAGTTGATACGCCCCGACGAGAAGGCCGGACGGGACATGCCCGTCTCTGGATGGTGTAGTAAGGGACGAATCCTTTCCTCGGGGTCAGGCTCGCCATCGGATAGATGTTGGTTCCGTCTGTGTACACCCTGGTGTAATGCCTCGGGATGTAAACGAGATGGTTGTAGACGCCGCTGAGAGCCGTGCCTGAAGCATCGGTGTAGAACTGATAGTCGGCGGCTTTTATCTGACTGAGGATCGAGTCGTTGTCAAAGTCATTCGAGACGGCGGATCCGCCTTTCCTCGATATATTGGCAGTAGTCCTTCCGTAAGCGGCTCCCGTCCTGATTCCCTTATCGCCAGTGCCAGCGGTCTCGCTTATGGACAGCCCGATGAAGTTATCGATGCTTTTATGGATGACAGGTCGTACTTGTTGAGCATCTCGTTCTCATGAACAGCTTCTCCCTCGTAGGGCTGATAGGGAAGGGGATGGGAACCCTCGTTGAGCATTATATTGAATGGATAGGTGGTTCCGGCCACAGAGGATCCATACCCCACACGAATGGTTATGAAAGCACAGGTGCTGGGAGTAGTGAATGTGGCGATATTCGTGCCATTGCTCCATATACTAGAAACCTTTGTCCCATTGGAATCATACAGGGTAATGAAATTCTTATTAATGTCTGAACTGCCTGTGCTGAGCGTATAAGTCGTATCCGGCTTTACGTTTATGCGCTTTCCGTATTTAGGATTATATGGAGATATGAACCCTTCACCTATATAGGAATCCTCTCCTGCCGACACAAGGTTCAGCTGTCCGTTGGAATAGTTTGCAGAGCAACAGTGGAAAGAAGTGACGCCATCGAGAAATGTAGCATTGTCGCATAGGTTGCTTGACCTGTCCGCCTCGCTCTTCGCGTACTCTAAGGCATATGGCTGAATGCGGGCGAAAGTGAAGTTAGGATCATAGGTCTCGGTGTAGGAGGCGGATAACTTGTACTGGATATAAAGAGGATGTGATGCTAGATAAGCCTTGACTTGGTCGAGAGTCGTGCATCCTTCCGCTTCAAAATAGACTTGATTATCATATAGGCAAAACACAGATATTGTTACATTGGCAGGCTCTGTCACTGGAGATCTGGCAGCTCTCCAGTTGCCAACTGCGTCAGTAAATAACCCATTGAAAGTAGAATCATTAGCAAACACCTGAGATGCTCGGAAAAGAGTTCCATAGACATCTCCATTAATATTTTGGTTTGGATCAACTTTGAAATACCCAGTCTGCCTTGTCACCGCGTAGTTCCCATGTCGTCTATCGTATAAGTGTCAGAATGCCCGAGATGGAGCATCTCGTTGACTGACCCTTTGGCATACGTTCTGATCTCTTTGATATCGTTCATTGTCGATTCTCCTCGGTGGCTCGTTTTTTCGGGGCGGCGGGCGGGGGCTCATAACGGCTTACATGAAACGGAATTAAAAATAAAAGCCGTGCTGTGAGTTGCTTGTCGTCATCCGTATCATCGCATAATCTATTGTTAAGGGTAGAATTCGTGCTTAAGGTGGTCTATGTGACCTTCATTTGGGATAAAAGTCCAAGACAAACTTGGACTATTGAGCTTAAGTACTGCTGGAGATACCGCTAAGGCAGTTGTTTCTTGCTATAACACGCAAAACGCTAATCTAGGGTGGTCGCAAACCCTGGCCATGCTAGGAATCGCACAAACGTGGACAGCTCAGCAAACATTCAATCAGCCTTCGGTATTCAATAGTTACATAGCACTAGCTAATGATGCTCCAGGAAACAGTGAGACGTACTATGGACTTTATACGGATAAAATTTCAGGAGTAGGAACTGCTACGTGCTTGTCATCTACTGATAATTATTTCGGATTGATGCGGGCCGGGCATTATGGAGTTAGGCTTCTAATACATTCCGGATATCTTCCAACCGTTGAGCTTCCTACTGAGAGCGGATCTTTGCTAATAGGATCGTTAAACGGTACTACTCTAACCGTAACTCTTCCTTCAGCATAAAAATAAGCGGCAGGCCATTACGGCTTGCCGCTTTTGTTACGCAACGTTATAGACGATGTTGAACTGGACGACGTCGCTTTGGACCCAGCCATACATCCTGACGTAATCGTATGCCCCGCTCGATGACACGTCCATCGGCATCATGGCGTTTCCGTCGCTTGTGACGATTCCCATGATCCCGCCTCTGTACACGGCGCTCAATGCCGTTCCGGCGGCGTTGACCATCGCCGAATGCGGAAGCGTTATGACCGGGGCGGACGCCGACGTCGAATACGACACCGTGACCGTTCCCATGACCTTGACGATCTGAGACGCCGGCACGCAATATGCCGTCACCGTTCCCGAGCAGTTGCTGAGAGTGGGCATGATCGCGTTGCTGGCGGCCAGATACCTGGACGCGGCGACTCCGCCCAGCGACGCCGAGTTTACGGCGGTTCCGTCGTATGAGAGATACGACGCGTTGACGTTGGATAGGCCATTGTAAGGCGATGTCGTGACGACCGATCCGTTCGAGTACCCGTATACCGTGAAAGTGCTCATCGATGATGCCGTGAGATACGCCGTCACCGTCCCGGCGGTGACGTGCCCGTAGGAATCGACGTTGATCCCGGAGTTGATCCCCGTCCTCGGGGTGTATGTGGCGTGGCTGATCGTCACCGTGTTGGGGTTGGCGTTTGCTCCGATGACGCTGACTCCGGCGTTGGCGCCGATGATCGACACGCCATAATCGGATCCGAGCTGGGTCCCTCCGGCCGTGATCGGCCTGTAGGACGACGCGATGGTGACGACCCCGGCCGCCGAGGTCAGAGTGACGTGGAGCCCTTCGGAAATATTTAAATAATTCAGATCGGAGCTGGCTCTGACGGTTGCGTTGTTCACGCGGATCTCGCGCATGGCCAGGAAGTTGCCCGAAGTGTATCCCGAATCCTCCAATCCGACGATCTCGGTGCTCCACATCGGGATGTGATTGTCGGACCAAAGCGACTGCGACGTCCTGACGATGAGCGGCATCAGAGTGGCTATCGAGGAGGTGATGCTCCCATCGGCCAGCCCGGAGGAGATGTCGCCGATATAAGCGGTTCCGGTGCTGTCCCATCCGAAGAACCCGTCATTGGTTCCGTCGTAGAGAGGAACCCTGGTTCCGACCATCGACGTGAGGGCGGCGGTGTTTCCTCCGGCCAGGGTTATGACATAATCGGCGACTGAGACGTTCGTCTTGTTGATGACGTTCGAGGATCCGCTGATGTTCAGGGATCCGGTGATCGTGAGATCTCCGTCATACACGTTGGTACCGGATGCCTTGAGATACCCGGTGGCGACGGCTGCCGTCCCGGCGTTGGCGGCGTAAGAAAACGGATAGCTCGCTTTCGGATTTATTATTTAATTTCCCCGCGCTGGCGGCATACACGGCTGACACCGCCGTGCCATTCGATGCCAGGAAAGAGGCTGCCGAATATGACGCGGCCGTTCCCAAAGCGGACTTTAGGGCATATGACGAAGCGGCGACTCCGCCGAGCGACGCGGCCGTTCCGGCCGATGCCGAGTAGATGGCCGACAGAGCGGTTCCGTTAGAGGCCAATAGATTCATCGTCCTTCCGGCTGTAACGTTGTATATCGCCGTGGCCACTAGAGTGGTCGATGTGGCGGAGGTATACGAATACGTGTTGATCGTCATCGCCAGCAGCGACGCGATCTTGGCATAGCTGGCCGCAGCGATTCCTCCGAGGGAATCAGCATTGGCGGCAGCTCCGGCATTATCGGCGTATCTAACGGATATGTTTGCCTGAGTCGTGGATGAGCTTACCCCGGTTCCGCCATTAACTACCGACAGCTTTCCAGCAAGAGTGAGAGTGGAATCGGAAACTCCGATCCCCGTGCTTCCTGAGAATGCGAGATCCGCGGGTGGTGACGACAAGGCTCTTGGCCGATGCCAAAGCGGTGGCTGTTCCGGCAGCGGTGGGCGTATCTCACGGAGATATCCGCTTGGGTGGTTGACGAATTGACCCCGGTTCCGCCGCGATCGACTGAAAGAACCCCGGTTGCTGATCCAAGGGCATGGAGATTGGCCGTGCTCTCGCCGCCGACCGTTCCAGCGTTGCCGGCATAAGACACGCTGAGAAGGCTGGCGGACGTCACGCCATACGCATAACTAGATGATACTGCATATGGGACCGTGATATCGGTGACCGACGCCGAGTAGTTTGCGAAATGAAGCTGATTATTAGACGACGTTAGGGAAATATTTTTTAAATCCGTGAAAGCGTCGGAGATATTGCTGTTGGTGCCATCGAACCATCCATTCGTATCAGGGAACATCTCCTTAAGGAGAGCGTCCATGTACGCCTTGTCAGGCTCATTGCCCGCGCCGAAGGCGGCGGTTAAATCAACCCACACAACATCGGTTAAATAAATCGGAGTCCAGTCGGATGTACGAGGATCGTCGGAAAATACATAGTTAGTGGAGGGCCCAGCTGTCATGATTCCAGACAAGGTTTGCCACTCGCTGCTGCCATTACTACTTAGAACAAAATCGTAAGTAGTTCCATTATACCCCAAGAGCCTTACTGAAGTTGAATCCGACTTCAATCTCTGGCGAGCATAAACCTTATGGCCTGAAATATTCTTCAACGAATCCATTGAACTAGAATGTGCTGTAGCATATTGTCTTTTAGCAGTATATGCAAGAATATTATTAGATACCGACATCGTAACACCGTTTGCAATCCAACCCGTCGTCCCGTTAGCGAAATTACCGTTTGTGACAAGATTGGTAAGCTTGAATCTGTTGGCGTGGGGATCCACTTCCGTCCACTTCGCGACGTTGTTGATATGAACGGCGTCGATTAGCTTGTTCGTCGATGAATCGAACTTAGCGACGTATCCATCGCTCATGTCGGATCTGGTGGCGATCTTCTGAAGATTCGTCGATGCGGACGTAAGATCGATGCTTCCGTTGCTTAGAGCGACGTCTCCGACGTATGCGAAGCCATCTTTGTCGTATACCATGGCTCCATAGTTCGTCCCGTCGTATTTAGGGGTTACCAATCCTGCCGGGCTCGTGAGAGCCGCGGTGTTTCCGGACGCTACCTCGATGAGGTTGTCTTTGATTGCGAGGTTGTTTGAGCTGATCGTCGTGGTCCCGCCTTTGATGACGAGATTCCCTCCGACGGTGACGTCCCCAGAAGTAATGACCGATGCGGCGTTGACAGCCCCGGTAACCGTCAGGCTGCCGGTTAGGGTGTCCGTGGTGTTCTTTAGAGCGGTGTATCCGAGAGCGGATGACACGGCAGCCGCCGTGATGTCGGTCCATGGGACGTTGACATAAGCGTTTCCGCTAGAGTCAAGAGTTACTTTGTAGTTCCTAGACGCGGATGAAGACACGAATCCGGTTTTGATTCCGCCAAGCTCGGAATCCTGGGCCGATTTGATGCTGACGACTCCGAATGATGAGCTGATGCCAGATCCGTAGAGCTCAGGAGGGATGACGTAGAGAGCCGACGTGTTCCATGAGTATGAAACGCTGTTTTTTGTTATGGTGCCGTCTTTGGCGCCTTTGTCGTACAGAGTCTCGTAGTTTGCCCGAGATATGTAATAGATCTTCTTGTAATCAGACATTCACATGTTCCTCGGGATTTTATTTTTTTTCGATGCAACACGGATAATTGATTGTTGCCCACGAATTGCGCCCGAACTTAGCGTGAAGACTGAGTCTCTAACCGCTAATACATGCAGGATCAATAGATTATCGCGTCAAACGCCAGGAGTGTTAAAATGTTCCATCATAATCACGAAGACGACACCAAGCTTCCGAAGAAACCAAGATTCGAGCACGTTACGGCTGCCGAAGCCGAAGCCGATCTCCAGAAAGCATGCATCAGATACGCCAAAGACGGATCGTCCGTCTGGAGAGTCATCAGCGGAAAGATCGGGGATGAGCTCAACGCCATCGGAGACATGGAAAGCCAGCCGCTTCCTACCAGAGCCACCAAATCAAGCGCCGGATATGATTTCTACATGCCGTTCACCATCGATGTCGCCGCGGGGCAGACTCTCAGATTCCCGACTTTCGTCAAGTGCGTCAATATGCCTGACGACGATGTTCTCCTCATCAACAACAGATCAAGCCTTGCCTTGAACAAAGGGATCGCCCTTGACAATGGCATCGGAATCATCGACGCCGATTTCAACAGCGACATCTGGGTCCAAATCACCAATCACAGCCATCAGTCCGTCACCCTCAGCAAAGGCGATCGCATCTGCCAGGGCATCCTCGTCCATTACGACACCGTCGAGAACGACGTCGTCATCAGCCAAGACAGAGACGGCGGAATCGGCTCGACAGGAAAATAAAAATAATTTCCATTTGAAAGGGTTCGAGATCCGAACCCTTTTGAGCGCTTAAAGCAAAGTCTTGTAGCTGTTTGCTATCCTGGTCCTGATCTTCTCGCGTATCTCGACGCGTTTGGCTCTGTTCTTCGTATGCAGAGCGAATAGCTTAGGCAGACATTCGGGATCCCTTCTCAGAATCCTGACAAGGCACCAATCATAGATTATAGGCATAAATATGAAGTCGGCTATCGATGGGAACAGAACGTTGTTTCCGAACAGCAGAACGTAGCAATATGGCTGCGCCTGAGCTGGCGTGAACAGCTGATTGAACATCCTGGAATATATCTCAGACCATCTCTGAACGTCGTTGGCGTAAGCCCCCACTCCGATGTCTCCCCAGGCCATGAACAAGCCATATCCGTACGACGCCATCCTGATACCTCCGAAGAGAAGTATCATCAGGACTGACGCCATAAGGAATCTTCCTCTCCTGGACATGACTGAGAATATGCTTCCCACGAACGGGGCGGCCATGGTGAATGGAACCCACATACCGTCTCTTATCCCCCAAACCGCAAGAGATAGCATGGTAGTGCATACGGAATACAGGAATCCGCATTCGGCTCCGACCACTCTGGTCGCCATTGCTCCGAACATAGCTTAGAAGAAGCATGTTGTACGAAGCATCTATTCCAAACGGGCGCAATATGAGCAATATGGCTGTCTGAACAGCCAATATCAGAGACATCTTGCAGATTTTTCTGGTATCGTTCATACCGTGCCTCCAGGATCAATCAGGTCAGATCGACTATCATATTGTCAATATCGGATTTCAGAGGTATCTCGGTGTAGGAAGCCTGGCTTCCGTTAGCCGAGTAATAAGGATGATCAAGAGCTCCTCTGAACACAAGAGGATACCCCCAATCATTGACCGTGAGAGACTTATATGACGAGCTGACCGTTGCGTTGCTGACGAATCCGAAGATAGTCTGGCTTCCGATGTTGATGTCAGAGGTCGTGTCTTTGAACACTATTCCTTTGCCGTCTCCGGCCGCGATCGTGATCGCTCCGGTCATCTCTCCTCCGACTTTGGCCAAGAACTTGCTATCGGACAAAGCCTTCGTATAAGCGTCGGAGATATGATAGCCTGACAGCGTCGTAGGAGCGGCGGCGCTCGATGCGGTATAGACATCGGAGAACGTGACTTTATGCGGGTTTCCGGAAGTGGTCTGGCTATGATCATAGGCGATCTTTCCTTTATCTCCGTAATAAGCGTTGGTGCTTAATTCCCCAAGCTCAGGAGCGAGCGGGACATAAGACGTTCCAGTATATCTGTACAAGCCTTTTCCTGCGATGTAAAGCCTGTCTGTTCCGCTTCCTCCGGCAGGGAGATCGGCGTAGGCATCGACCCAATAAGTCTTGCTGAAATCAGTGGGGACTTCTTCGTCCACAAGCTTTCCGGATGAGCTGAGCTGAGCGATTCCTTTGATGACGTTGCTGTTGGCATCGGTATGAGTGGTCGATCCGATCTGCCCTTGGATCGCCGTGTTGATGTTGTCGGCGTATGCTTTTGCCACCTTGTTCTGAACGGGATTGGTGGAAGTCGTGCTCATGACGGCGTCGACGTAGACGACGCCAAGAGACGAAGCCGTCGCCTGAGACAAACTGAGAGTGGCGCTGCTCAGATTGGCATTGGCGGTATTGACGAGATTGATCGGCCAAGAAACTGTGCTTGATCCGTATGACGCGGATCCAAGTGTGATCTTTACGCCTACGAGATTGTATAACGTGTCGCTTGAGACAACATGATCGGCGTTTCCGCTGATGAATGACGTATCGAAGACAAGGGTCTTCTGCTTTCCGGAGACAGCGGTCTGAAGATTGGCGATCGCCGTTGCGTTGGCAGCGCCTTTGTCTCCGGCGTATGCGGTTGAGCTTGTTTCGCCGAGAGCGAGAGTCTCGCTGATGACGGCAAAGGTTGACCCGGACCAACGATATGTCTTCGATGTATTGAGATCGACGTAGATCTTTCCGGTCTCTCCGGATACCTCAGCCGTGTGAGAGCTGTCGGAATAAAATTTATTTTCCGACAGATATCCTTCGATGACATCGTCGACGTATGAAGGAAGATACGCCTGAGGAACCTTGGCGTCGGTGCCAAGAGGAGCGATGCCCCAGCTTCCTGACGAATTGGCGGTCGCGGCTGATCCGACCAGATTCTTGATATCTGTCTCGGCTCCGCTCTTGGCGGCATTCGCTTTGCTGGTTGCGTCTGACGCCGCCGTTGATATGGCTGACGCTTTGGCAGTTGCGACATTGCTGTCGGTCTCGGTCTTCGTGTATGCGTCGGTGATTCCGAATCCGGCCACGGTGGTCGGCTTGCTTGCGATATTGGCGAACGTTGTCTTATGCGGATTGGTTCCGTCGGTGATCTGGCTGTGGTCATACGCGGTCTTTCCGATGATCTTAAACGTCGAATCGGTCGTGTAGTATCTGTAGGCGTTCCAGGTATCTTTTGTGATATAGACTGCGTTTGAGTCAGGCGATGACATCGACGCCAATTCCGAATAAGACGAAACGAGAACCACTCGGGCGTTCGCATACGCCTCGTAATTGGTCTTGGTGGTTGCCGATGCCGTGTCCGTATAGGAATTGGCTGAGCTGATAGCCTCTGACTTCTTAGTGTCGGCATACGTTTCATAAGCGGTTGTGAGGGAAGCTGCTTTGCTATCGGCGTATCCTTTAGCCGAATCGATTGCCGAGTTCATGCTCGTCGTGATGCTGCCTTCAAGGGTCTTGGCTTCCGTATCCAAGGACTTGATGGCATTCTCGACATTGAACGGAGCCGCTATGTAATTGAGGCTGAGAGTGGAAGGAATGGCAATCTCATTCGCATTGAGATCAAGGGTTGTGAGAACTCTGCTGCTCTTCCAATAGAGTCCTCCATCCGACATGAATGCCAATCCTTTGGCATGATCGGTGTCCCCGTTGATGGAAATGACGAATGCGGTTCCTCCGGCAAGGAGGGTGTCATATCCGATCTCCGGGGCGAAGTTATTCATCTCGGACCATTTGACGAAAACGCTGGCGTCGTAATCATAACCATGTGAAGCAGTCATCGTGATGCTGCCCTTCATGGTTCCGCCATTGATAGGAAGCTTAGTGGCTTCGGCATCAGTGGCTCTGGTTATCTCATTGGCTATCTTAGCCGAGTTAGTAGAAGCGACATTCTCGACATCGCCAAGCCTTGAGACCATCTTCTTGGTCATCAATCCATCTTGGGTGGTGCTGGCTAATCCGACGGTGCTTCCTAAGCTATCCCAGGCAGTTCCGTTCCAAACGTAGTCGACGTTTGATTCTACAGGATTGCCGGATTCGTCTTTGTCGGATAGATATTTGACGTTATAGACGTCTCCGAGAGTAGCTCCGGTAGGAAGACCTGATGCGTAATCCACGCTTCCTTTATAATTGAATATCTTGCTGGCTGACTGGCTTAGGGCATACACATCCGAATCAAGCTGAGTCAATGACGACTGCACGTTGGTATCGGAAGCGATGTAATGGCTTCCGGTATTCGAAGCGGCTACATTAACAGCCGACAGATTATCTATTCTTGAACTGATCGATGACTCGACCCCTTTGGCTCTGGTCGTTTCATCGGAGATGGCCGACACGTTAGTAGCTATCTCGCTGGCGAATGTGTTGTTTGTTGTATTCTGATCCGAGATATGATTGGCTAAATTAGTCTGGATGCTCGATATCTGAGTCGCGTTGGACGAAACGTTGGAATTAGTTTGCTTCTCAGCTGCCAAAGCCCTTGCCGATTCCGTTGATATGGCGGAAGCATTGGCGTCGATAGACGACTGAAGCGCATTGTCTCTTGACAGTCTGGCGGCTGACTCATCGGAGTCGGCTTTGTTAAGCGCAGTTACTTTGGTGTCGATCTCGGTTTTGGTGTAGGCGTCGGTGATTCCGAATCCGGAAACGGTGGTCGGTTTCGATGCCAAGTTGGCGAACGTCGTGTTATGAGGGTTGGTTCCGTCGGTGATCTGGCTGTGGGCGAACGCCGTTAGATCAAGATGCTTGTACGTCGAGTCTGTGTGAGACCAGTAGTATGCGTCTGATTTGCTAAGATCAACGTAGATGTAGTGGATGTCTCCGGCATCGACGCCCTGATCGTTCTTTGGGAAATCCGATCTTGTGGCATATTGGAATAATCCGCTCCAAGCGTGAGTAGTCGTGAGAGCAGAGCTTATCGCTGCGGCCTTGGCTGCGTCGACGTATGCTTTTACGACGCTGTTTTGAACAGGATTATACGAGGCATCGGACATGGCCTTATCGACAGCCACGATTCCGACTGACGTGTCGGTGGCGCGATTGAAGGTGAATGTCAGATCGTTTCCTATCTTAGCGTTTTCGGCATTGACTAGATGGAGCCCTATCTTGTAATAATAGTTATAGATAGTCCCATCGGATCTTGTGTCATATCCCGTCTGAGTTCCGCCGAAATCGGCTAAGTCGATCGGAACGTACTTCTCCAATCCGCCGCTGGTTACTGGATTGGCCGAGTCCTTTGTAGGAGTCGCATCGAAAGTAAGATTATTCTGTTTGCTGCTCTGAAGATTCGCTATGTCTGAGTCATTTGAAGCGATGTTGTCTGCATTTACTTTCTCGGCGGCTTTGGCTCTGGATATCTCGTTGGCGATATCGGTTCTATTGGTGGAGATATCGGATTCGTTCTTGGTGACTCTGGTCTCAAGGGAGGTGGCTCTGCTGGCATTGCTTTGCGATCTTGAATCGGTCGTGATTAGCTCATTGACGAAGTCTTTGCTCATCAAGCCATCGTTGGTTGTCGTCGCCAGCTGCACATCGTGGCCAAGATCATCCCACGACGATCCGTTCCAGACGTAATCGACGTTTGTGGCTGTGGTTCCGGAAACGCCGTCTGAAGAGCTTCCGTCATTCTCGACGGTTTCTACGACATAGACGTCTCCTACAGACATCCCGGTCAAGGCAAGCAAAGCTGCGTATGTGCTTACTTTTCCTCTGTATGTATAGGCGATGGCGGCTTTGTCGGCCCACCGCTTTGAGCTGGGTATCAAGCGCCAGTATCGAAGTCTGAACGTTTCGATTTTGATTTGTCTGAATCTGTAGGAAGATAGTTGCTTCCTGAATTGCTGACAGCGATATCCGCGGCAGTCAGGGAATTTATTTTATTTTCCAGATCGGTGTCTTTATTTGCTCTCGCGGTCTGCTCGTTGTCTATCCTGACGCCTAGCGCATTGTCCGCCGAGACTCTGCTATTCGTCTCCGTGGCGATATTCGAGGCGTTCTTTGAGATATTGGAAGCATTGGCTGAGATATTTGCGGCGTTGGTTTGCTCAGCGGCTCTGGCTGTCGACGCCTCGCTCTCAAGCGACGACTGCAAAGAGTCATCCTTGGCTTTGCGTGCGGCAGCTTCCGTTTTATCGGCGGAGTCTCTGGCTGTGGTCTCAGCCGTTAGGGCGCTGATGGTGTCGGCTGCGGTAGTGTCTATTCTCTCCAGAATAGAGGATATCTTATTGATGGTCTGCTGAACATTCTCTGAACTGTAGAGAAGGTAATCCTCAACGACATTTCCAGACTCATCGGTCGTGTAGTTATTGGCATAGATCTGAGAAGCGCTGAGCGCATTCATATGCGTCCAGATGGCATTGTCATTCGTCTCTCGAGTCTTGGCTTCGGTGCTGATATCGGTGAGAAGCTCTTGTCTCTTGATTGAGATATCGTCGCTAAGATCCTTCTTTAGGATCGTGTCTTGGCTGTCGGCATATGCTCTTGAGTTTGTTTCAGACGTATCGGTGTACGCCTTAAGCTCGGTTCTCAATGAATTATCGGCATTGGCTCTGTTGGTCGCCTCTGACGTGATGTCAGAAGATATTGATTTAATGGCTGCCGCGTTTACCAAGACATCGACTTTTATGTCATTTTCATTGGCTCTGGCCAGACTGGCTTCGGCATCGAGATTCGATTTAGCGGTGGTCGCATAAGACTCATCTTGCTGATCAACGTATTTCTTGGCGAGTAACAAGAGAAGCGCTAGCCGATGCGTCGGTATATGACTTCGATGACGCCAGGTTGGCATCGCTGTAAGCTTCGGCGGTTATGATGGTTTCGGCATCGGCTTGAATGCGGGCGGTCTTTTCTGAAGATACCGCAGCCGCGGCAGCCGATTCAACGCTGGCTATCGAAGAGTTTATAGTATCGAGAGCCGCGGTAAGCTTGGCAATCGTCGATTCCTCGAGAGTGCTTATGCTTCCGGTTCCTTCGCTCCAGATAGCTGCGACCTTGGCTATGGTCTCGGCTTGGGTTGCTGATAGAAGGCTTGAATTGGTAAGGTATTTCTTGACATCAGATCTCGTCGCTTCGATGGTCTCGGCAATGCTGTCAGCGGAGATCGATCCGTTGGTCTTATTGGCGGCAAGCTCGGCTTTGTAGATGGCGTAATACTGCTTGAAGTACTGCTCGTATATGCGCTTGAAGTTAAGTACTTTCGATACCTGGGTCTTATAGTCGTCGTTAGTGAAGGCGATGTTATAGTCGGTAAGGATGTCCTTGGCGGCGAGTTCCTCTATCTTGGCGTTGATCTCAGTCTCAGACGTCACCTCAGCCGAAAGAGGCGAGTCGGCGTTTGATCGCAGTTCAGCGACCATCGCATCGAAATCATAGACGTATTTGTCAGTGAACGTTAAAGACACGGACGAAGTAGCGGCCGTCGTTTCAGTGGTTGTCGTAGTAGCGGAAGACTTCAATCCGGTGGTGCCTAACTTCAATGACATGTATGAATCCTCTTAACGAAATACGCGTTGATAATCAATTGTTCAAGACGACCAGATTCCAACGAGCCAAATCAAGAATTTGATATTTGGGCGAGAATAAGAATATATGATTTATCAAATAACAAGGAGGCATACAAGGTATGCTAAAGAAAGATTCTAGCAGATACGACTGGTTAGACAATACGTCTAATCCAAAGTTGGCGGAGGCTTATTGCCGTCGTCAGCAGAATCAGAATACTAAAATCAACGAGGCCGTGAAGGCCAAGTAAAAAGAAAGGTCCTGACGCAAGCCAGGATCTTTTTTTTATTTTCCGGACTGACGGATCAAATCTTCTTAGACAGCCAGATTTGACCGATGGCCGGATTGTCTGGATTGGGGTTCTCCCCATCGGAGTACTCATGAACCTGAGCCACGAGAGGAGCCGTCGAATTGAGACGAGATCCCGCCTTGATCTGATCGAGATTGTAAGTAGTCCCTGGGGTTCCTTTGATTCCGATAGTTCTTTTTGCCATTTTACATGACCTTCCTGATAATGATCATTAATCTTCCGTCTATGTTCGACGGATCTACTTTCTTGCCCGTCCAGTCGACGAGAGAGAACTTGACGTATCCTGCTTTCATCGTTATTATCCGAGACGTCAGACGAAACCGATGTTATCGAATATCCTGAGAATCTGTTGTATCCCACGATCTTATTCGTGTTGATCTGAACCTCAAACTTGGGCTCAGCCATCGAATCCCCTAGAACGTCATTCTGAGCATCCCTCTCAATGGAGAATTCCATGAGCTTGGTGTCATAGAAGCACTGGATTCCCGCTCCGCTTATCTTTGGGAGCTCGACCCATCTTAGCTTAGTCCCCGGTATTCTTGCAAACAGGCTTTGCCCTCATATATCCCATACGCGGCTACCTTGAGAGTGGCTATTCCGATCATCTCAGACGGATCTTCTTCTTCGGATTCGCTCGGACCGACCTCTACCTCTATTTCCTCTATGACTATGCTTGATATGGCGATCTTTCCGCAAGTGAAATAGAGCATTGCCTCAGTTCCATAAGATCTGAACACTCCATGGCATGCGACGGTCTCATAAGTCCCCGGACAGGTCCCTCTTAAGGACAAGATCGTTGACGTCATTTGAAACAGTGATGCTGCGATCATTGGTTATCTCGATGGGAAGATTGGTCTTGCCGGCGTCCTTAGCTTTGACCGTCAGCTGGTAGAACGTTCCTTTCTTTAGACCAAGGATATCGAAATTGAAGGTAAGCATGTCAGGCTCGAAATTAGGAGAGTTGTAAATGCTTCCGCCATCCTCGACTGAATAGAACATTCCCTTTCCCATGTATCCGCCAGGGGGTGACGATGGCTTTGGTGGTGTCGGTCGTCTTGAAAGAGGTCGTGAATTCGCTGATTCCGTTTCTGATTGAGAACTCGTCCTTGTCTTCAAGGACGCAGTTCGAGAAATTCATATTATAGATAGTCTGCGTGATCTTCTTGACTTGTGAGGCCGTTTCTTTATCGTTCATGTTTATCACCTCACTTCATATACAGCTGATTCTTATGCACGACCACGCCTCGGATGACGTTTCCTTCCGGAACGGTCAAGCGAAGGGTTATCTGCGATGAAGGAGATTGCTGCAGCATTTTGATGACGTGCCTGGTCTCTTTTTTGTCGGATGATTGAAGGACTAGATGGAGAGTAGGCTCGATGATGACATCGTTTTCGTCGTAGAACTCAAGCCCTTCTCCTCCCTCTCCGTCAACCATGACGTCGATGTTGTTGCATGGAGTCTCGCTTATTAGCATCGTCACGTCGTGGCTAGACGAAAGCTTTGGGATCGAATACTTGACGACGGTTCCTTCTGATATCGCATAGAACGAATCCTTTATCATAAGCATTCCGCTTAGATCATATTCTTTGGCTATGATGCTGGCCCCGATCGTTCCGTCAGGGTTTCCGGCGACTATGCGATCTTTGATGCTAAACCAGAATTTATTGTCGTATACGCTGAAGAACCCGAGGTCATCATACTCAGCGGATATTCCATACTGGTCGTATATGACCTCTGATGGGGCTTGGCCAGGAAGGTCGAGATTGTATTCCCATACGAACGGAGATCCGTTCATTACTCCCAATATCCAGGCATATCTGCCATTATTGCAGAGATATTTAGCCTGATACGCGAAGTCTTCCTTGGCAGGATGCATAATCGGATCAAGCAATTCTAGCCCAGCTCCGGCGGCGTCCTTTTTCCACACGTGAAGAATGCGACCATTCTGGCAAGGGCTGTATGATCTTCCAAGAACCGCGAATCCGACGTATCCTATCTTCTGCATGGCGATAGGAAGCTGATATCCGGATCTTCTAAGGCAATCGTATGACGCGTACTTGCATCCGGTCTCGAAGTCACCGATGATGACCCCGTCTCTGTTGTCAGAAACCGTTATGGCGACTTTTCCGTCTCCGAGATCCTTGATTCCGATGACGTTCGGGATCTGGAACTTAAGCTCGTATAAGTCTATCGTAGGATCGAAATAGAACACTCCGTCAGATTCGGTTGCGATAAGGAACCCGCTTCCATGGGAATCGAAGTCTGATATCGAATTAGAATCCGACACCGCTCTTTGGAACTTGTCTTTGATGGCGGTAACCGCCTGAACCGTAGAGACAAGCTTTCCGGTGGATACCTCGATCTTAGAGACGCTTCCGTCCTCGCTGAGAGCGAGAATGAATCCATCGTCCGACAATTTGATCTTGGTTATCTTCGAATCAGGGACGAACACGATGTCGGCATTCGATTCCATAGCCGCCGATGGGAAGAAGCTTGGCTTCGATTCCCCGACGATCATCTGGCGGTCAAACGCGGACATGTAATCTATATCCGATCTCAAAAGATGCTTCAGCATTCCGGCAATCTCGTCGGCTTTGTACACCGTGCGCATGAAGGACTCGTTTACGTATCTAGTCGAGAAAGCGGTGCCGTTGTAGCAGACTATGCCCGCCAAGATCAGGGCTGTACCCAGCCTTGAGATTCTCGAACTGATTGAGCTTGTCGATGACTTTCTGGTCAAGCTCTTTTTCCTGAACCTTCATTTTATAGCGCCTCGATGAATGCATAATCAATTGTTCGAGAGGCTATATCAGGCCAAATCTGGGATTTATTTATTTTTTTCCGCGATGGCGGCTCAAACAACCGATTATGGCAACAAAAACACACAATCCATCAGTTACTAAGACAATTACTATACAGTTCGACACCGAGCCAATAGCTTATGCCCGTGAGAGATTCACCAAGTTCGGAGGAGCCGGGCATGGCAGATTCTACAATCCAAGGGCATCCGTCATCGACGCTTACAACAAAGCTGCCAAAGCGATGCTAAGCGACGAAGACCGATCGTTTCTCGATGCGCTGATCAACGACAAAGCCGCTGACTATCAGCTAGAGATCAGCGGAAAGTTTTACGTTGCCATCCCTAAATCAGCTCCTGAGTGGAAGAAGAAGCTTATGGAGGATGGCAGCATCCGCCCTTGCATCAGGCCAGACGTCGATAACTTCATAAAGCTCATATTAGGACGCCATGCACGGAGTCCTATACGAAGACGATAAGAGAGTCGTGTCTATCTCATCTAATAAATTCTATTCCGAAAGCCCACGAACCGAGCTGACTGTAAAAGTATCGGTGTTTAAGAACTAGCCCGCCGATGTTATAATATCCGTACGAAAGGACTAAAAATTATGAAAAAGTATTTCTTAATCAGCGATATCCATGGCTTCTATGACGCGATGACCGAGTCATTGACCGAAGCCGGATATGACCAAAAAAACAAAGATCACGTCCTTGTAGTCCTTGGCGATCTCTTCGACAGAGGAGACAACCCCAAGGAGATCAAGGCATACCTTGATGAGATCCCTGATGAGCGCAAGATCCTCATTCGCGGAAACCACGAGGCTCTTTTCCGTGATCTCATCAGAAGAAAAGCCGTTTATAACATCGATATCTCAAACGGAACGTTCAGCACTCTCTGCGATTTCTGCGGATATCATGGATGCTATGACTATTTCGACAAAGACCCCAGCATGGGAAAGTTCGCATCGATGTGCGACCAATGCAAGTGGTATATCGACTGGGTATTCGGAAAAGACTCGAAGTGGGTAAATTATTTCGAGCTTGGTAACTACATCATGGTTCATAGCTGGGTTCCTATCTTAATCCCTAACGACGACATGATCTACGACGGAGATCTCATTCTGGCAAGCTACAACCCAGATTGGCGCAAAGCAAGCCAGCATGACTGGGAGATGGCGGCTTGGGTATGGCCAATCAGAGCCATCTATAAGAAGCTTCTTCCTCCAAAGAAGACCATGATCTTCGGCCACTGGTGCACAAGCGATCTCCATAGCGAGTTCGATGAGCCTAAGCCGTGCTTTGAAGACAATACCACGTTCGTTGGAAAGAGATGCATCGGACTCGATGCGACAACGGTGGTTAGCGGATATTGCAACGTCGTCGTATTAGAGCAGTCCGATGATGGAAAAGTTCATCGTCTTCCTATCAAAGACTAAAAAAGACCTGGCATCGAGCCAGGCCTTTTCTTTTTGATCACATGTTCGACTTGATCTGCAGAAGCATTGAATCTAGCTCCGTCTTGCCTATAAGGCTTCGGCTGGCAAGCGTCTCAGACGCCATCCTTAGCTTGGTCTCGAACAAAGCGTCATCCATAGACATCGTGGAAAGAACGGTGCAGTCGCTGGTATTGGAGGCGTCATCCCCATTATTGAGGCGTTTAAGATCCGAATCGGATATCCCGAATATCAAGAAAGCGCCTGACTTGGTTGATATATGCCTGAAGTTGCCATACTTCTTCTTGTTTCCGATGCATAGCGCAAGATAAGAGAACACATCAGGGCTCTCTGGCTTTTTATTTCCGTGGAGGCCATTGATCGAATTATTCTCTTTTTCGTCTATGACGTCTATCCGGCACAGCATTAGGCTGCGCCTTACTCTCGAAGAAACGTACACCGAGAATCCTTCGACGAACTTGAATCTTGAGTCTTTCTTGTTCATCAGGGAAACGATCTTATCAACGGTGTCTCTGTTAAAGTAGTAGTTTGAGTTATCGGACATGGCGTACTTATCGGCGGTGCTAGTGTCAGTATCTACCCTGAACTGAGTGCATATCGATCCTTTGTGCTGATAGAATACCCTGACGAATCTGTTCGATCCGCTGAACTCAGTTCCGACTTTGATGGCTACGCATTTATCGACTCCGTTGAGCTTCTTGTAGTATTTGATCTTCTCATTTTTGACTATGGCGCGCATGCTTTTAATGACATCGGGAGGGATCAGATCGTATGATCTGTCGTCTATGAGTTTGATCTCATGGAAGTCATCGTCATCCAAGGTTCTAGGGAACTTCAGCTTGTATATCTCGCAGCTCATCTCAGCCATCGTGCTATACGACCCATGCTGACTGGTGGCGTCTATGGCATAGTCAAAGACAAAAGTGCCTAATTCCTTTTTTCTGATGCTGACGTCCTGCCCGACTGAATCTGGTGTTCCGTAGCACATACGACCTTTTGAGAATTCAAGATTGACATATGTTCCGACTACGTCATAAAGGCCGGTCGAGAAAATGCTTATGGATGAGGATGAGTTTTCGATATTGAACTTGGCGAATCGGAAATTATTTTTTATTTCATCGAAAAGATGCTCATCGTTCTTGTGGCATGAGCCGAATGTTATGAGAGAGATGCTGTCCATCCAGCTGATGATTCTGCTCTCAATGAGATCTTCTGACGAGTTGGGATCCTCGTTGCTTCTTCGATAAAGCATTATCTCAGTCTCTATGACGATCTGACGCATCTGCGATCCTCTGTCAAGATTGGATCTTTCATCCGTGAAGATATTGACGATGTTGGTTGGGCATACGATTATGAACGGGTATCTGTCAGCTGATCTGCTGCGGCATGGCATCTCGATCTGATCCGTAAGAAGAAGCGATGCCGGCGTGGCCGATCCATTGGAAGAGCTGGAGATCATGGACTCGTCATTTTTCTTAGCATCCGACGCGGTATCCTTCAAAGGCGGATACCCATAGCAAAGTATCGCCGAGTAACTGTATCTGTTGCTCGTCTTGTTGTAGATATATTCCATCAGCTCTGAAGAAGTTATCATATCATCCGTCCTTAGCAACACAAGCATAACATCTTGAATCGGCATTTGCAACAATACGCAGATACCTTCTGGGGAACTTTCTCACGTCAACAATGAATTATGCCAGATATAAGGCTTCATGACATTCCTCTGGGTACTTTCCTGAAGTATTTCACCAGCGACGATTACAGCAAAGAATCAAGCACGGCGTATTATGACAACGCCTGCGTTTTCTATAAGAAGAAGGCCGATTATACCGTCAATTCCAAGACCGTTTCATATTACAAATACTCGATAATCTACATGCTCAGCAATAACAGCCCGTCGACGTGGATTGCACTTCCATCGAAGACAAAGGCTTATTTCAATCCTATGGTTATTGAGACGATGAGCAACTATGACTCGGTCATCGACAACGACGCCGCCCAATACAGAACCGGATCGAATGATTCCGTATCAGTGACGACTAATCCGGATCAGGTTGACGATTCATATGCTATAGCCGTGAGCAGCAAAGCAGTCTCCGATGTCGGGAACATCTTCATGGAGTCATCTTCCATAACGCCTTTTCAGTACGAATACCTAAATCTGGACAGCGGACATTGCTATTCGCAAGTTGTTTACGACAGCTCGTCGGCTACGATATATGACGCATCCATGCATGACTATTTCACTGACAAATCATTAGATATCATAAAGTCTGGAGTGACGATCTCCGAAATAGCCAACGGCAGCGATTACATGCCTTATAAGATCAATGACGCCACATCATACGCTGTGTATCTGAAAGGATCCGTCATAGGAATCCTTTATAAAAACAAAGAGATCGTCATAGCGAAGCGAGATCAACTGACCGACGCCATAAGCGTCGTCGGATCCGATGGGGTCAGCACGCTTGAGAGATATGCGGACTCTCTAAGAAAATACTCCGGAATCGGATCTGAGGAAGCCCTCTTGGCGTCAAAGCTCCTGGACGGGACGTTCGGAATGGTATATGACTATAAGTCAATGTCATTCTGCATAGGATTCGCCGAAACGGCGTCATGCCAGACGCTGTACACGAGAAAGCCATATACCGACGATCTTGAGAAATCGGCATATCTCGGGTATCTTCCCGATGACATCGTATCAGGAGAATCAACGAACAAGTCGTACACCAGCTACGTCAGAAACGGAATAATAGCCGTTGACTCCAGCTATGGATTCAGAGATCTTGGGTATTGCTCGTCTTATGCCTATTCAGGGGACGATATGACTTGCGTCATACCTTCGACGATCTATGTGAATTCCGGAGAGATAATCCGGATAAAAAATAAAAAATCCGGATCTGGCGTAGTCAAGGAATTCTACGGAAAGGTATCATCGATTTCGGCATCGTCGAGCAGCCAGACGATCACGCTAAGCAAAATCACCGTTGGAACCAAAGACACCTGCGACTTCGTCACGGCTAACCTTCCGCTGTCAGACATGCTTGACGTGTCCAATGAGGTAAGCAACGTAACCGTAACGACGGCTTATCAGTATGACACATCAAAGATAGCATCAGTCATGAATTACTTCAATATATCCGGAATGGCGGCGTCATATTCAATATCGATTCCTTTTGAGTTCTCGGATATCGTGGCTTACTTCGGAACGAATGCGATACCGTCTCTTGAATCTGGATCCAGAGGCTCGCTTCTAAGCGAATACGACGTCTATCAAAGACGCGGAAACGCCATAAATGGCATCATCGATGGAAAGCTTCTCCCAGGATCCAATGGGTCATTCGCAGGAGATATTTCCTACGGCATGTCAGACAGCCTTCTAAAAATGGATATCATATGCAATGGCATAACGTCATTGCTCGAGAATGACCAAGTCAAAACCGATTATGCGTATCCTGCGATTTTCAATAAGCTATCGACGAAATCAAATGCCGTCAAGCTTATCAAGAAAGACAGCTCTTCTTATTCGGACTACTCCATCAAAGGTCTCAGCGATTTCGTTGCTGAGGCCAGATCGACTCCGTCTGACATGGCCGAAGCCGATCTAAAGATGCAGAAGATGAACGCCTATGCCAGACTGTTCGATTACTACAAAGACCAAACCGATGAGGATATCAAAGGCCGCTATATTGACAGCATCGCCATGAAGAACCACTCTGAGTCAGCTAATTCGTCAAGCATAAGCTACTCGCAGTCGGATTCCGCCGATATCAAAAAGAATTATAAGTACCAGACCAAAGACATCGCCGACATGTATGACTCGATTTCGTCGATGATAAAGTCCGCTTATTCAGAATCATACTCAGACGCTGCCACATACATGGAGTCGGATGACGGATCCGGAAAAGACGTCTCGATCAGGAAATCCTATGAGAGATTCATCAAGTCTAAGATAACCGAGGCCATGAAGTTCAACGAGCAGTCTATAGACGAAATGTACGGAAACACGGTTCCTTACGTGTCTCTGTCCAAGATATCCGCCGATAATTTCGAATCGATCGAGAAGAAGATATTGTCAGGCGATTACAGCATCGCCATAAGAAGGGAATGACATGGCAAGCACCGTAAGCACAACCGCGACTTCAACAACAGGATCATCTTCCACCAAAACGACCGCCGATTACATCGCGGACTATAAAACGGCTTGCAGCGACATGATAGACTCAGCCAGGGATTATATGTCCGAATATTCGTCCTATTGCACGAAGTCAGGAAAAGACGTCAAGTCGCTTAAGACGAAGATGAAAGAGAAGATAGCCAGAGGAATCTCGCAATGAATATAAACACCCTTAAGCAATCTATCGTTTCTTATTACGCGGCATCAAATGCCTTCGCCGATGACGAATATTCCGATCAAGACAGAATATTGTCTTCGTGCATGATGTTCGAATATGCCATGCGGGTGTCGGAATCAGGAAAGTCAGCCACCGCAAGCGATGTCGTTTCGTCATATGCCGACACCTTCTCTGGAAAGATAATCGATATGCGAGACAGCAGCACCGGATACTGGGAAGCCGCCGACTCATTGAAATCAACTGGGAAAGATGACTTCCTTCAGCTAAACAGCGCCGAGATATCCAACATATGCGCCATTCTGTCAAACAGCGTGGCAAAAGCTCCGTTCTCCATAAGCAAGTTCGACGAGACCACATACGGATTCTCCGATCTTCCGATCGACAAGATCTCTTATCTGAATTCGATGCACAACTCGGTAATGGCCACGATAGCGAAGTACTTCGTGTTTTACTTCGGAATAAAAGAATCGGATGTCCATATCGACTATGCCAGCGATGGGATGTACCCTGGAAGGGAGATCTGGTTCCATATCGATGGGATAAGCCTTCCTAAGATCATCAGATCGATACGGAATGACATCGGAATAAGCTTATTCTCATATGAGATAAGATCTGGGTCGATACGGGTGATCGCAGCATAGAAAAAGCGGAATGCCGAAGCACTCCGCTTTATTTTATTTTTTCGGAGACGCCGATATCGACGGAGGCATAAGCTCTGTTATGTCCGTTGGGGCTGAGCTGATCTGAGACAGCTTCTTCGCCTTACCGCTTTCGACGTCTTTGATGGCCTGCTCAGGAACGGCATCTTGCTGAGCCTGAGCCGGAACGGCGTATTTCGCATTAAGACGGCGCAGGATCTGATCCCAGGTTTCGATCTCCGATTCGAATCCGCAGGACGATCTTGCGATCTGTCTCTCGGTGTCTTTGAGATCAAGCACCTCGTTATGGGCGCATCTTTCGAACGCATCCTGATACTTCAGGACGAAGTCATAGAAGATCTTCTCGTCTTCCTCGCGAAGCTTGGCGGCTTCCGGATCTGGGTTGTTCCAGAATGGGCATTGCAGCAAGTAATAGACGTAGAACATCGCCCCGATGACGTGAAGATCGCGTCCAGGGGTATGGCGTCTGTCGTATTCGGCGACGAGAAGCTCGGTCGATTTGATGAGCTCCGGGATCGCTTCCATGAGGAATCCGAACTTCGATTTGCGCTTGGTTGTGCTGTTCGGGTTATAGACCCAGACATACGTCGCGCATTCGAACATGATCTGATCCTTGGTGCATGCCAAGACGAGGGAATTGTAATAGGAGTCCTCATGATGGCGAAGCTCTTTCGGGAATCTGAAGTTGCCTTCGACGAGGAATTGACGCCTCCAGAATCTGCCATGGAGGAACGTGTTGTCGGGATTGTGCCGATAGAAAACGGTGTCTCCGGTTTTGGGATCGATGATCTGCTCGATGAAATACGAGTTGACGATGTCGTGGAAGCTGTCTTGATTCTTGACGAACTGCTGGAATTCGCGCATCTCGGTGATCGTGCAAAGGCAGTCGTCCGCATCGACGAAGAACACATAATCTGCATGCGATGCGTCGATTCCGTCTTGCCGCATGGTTCCAGGACCGCAGTCTTCAGTGCGGATGATCTGGGTGAAAGTCGTTCCTGAAATGTTGTTGCGGAACTGATCAAGATACTTCTCGCTGACGGGATCGCCTCCGCCGTCGGTAACGAGGATGACCCCAAGGGTCTTGTATTTGATTCCGATCTGAGACGCAAGCATGGAGAAGAGGCCGAACATCTGAGCCTCGGTCTCTTTGTAATGCGGGATGATGACGTCAATCGTAGGTGTGTCTGCCATTAAATTAGTCCTTCTTCAAAGATATTCTAATCTTCGCCTATTTCGTTTGCAACGGGAAGATTTTATTTATTTTTTCCGCATATAGGCGATTCTGCTCGTCGGTGAGCTTCGGATCCTGCATGAGGATCTCAAGGCGGGAGACCACGTTGTCGGCGAACAGCTCGCAGTTCTCTTTGCGTTTGCGGCGAAGGCAGCATTCCTCAAACGAATGGAAGAAATCATGGATTCTCGGGATGATCGTGACGAGGGCGTCCTCATGCGATTTGATCGCCGAATAATCAAGCCCTTTGACGATTCCGGATTCGACGAACTTCTTGGTGTCGTAGAAATCTGGCTTTGAGAAAGGGGAAGCCGCCATCTTGGCGATGACGTTCAATTCCTTGGCCTCGACGACTTGGGTGTGAGCCTGGCGCTTCGAAGGATCCTTTCCTCCATTCTTGAGCAGGCTTGCCTTGGCCACCGAATACGTGGCGTCCAGAGACTGAAGCCTGAACATCCACGCATTGATCGGCATTGGGTTTGACTTGCCTTTCGGATCGAGGATGAGATCGGGATTCTCTTTCTTGAATTCTTCGAATCCGGAAACGCTGCGATTGGAGATGATGTAGTACATCTCCGTTTGCTGGGCGGCGTTCATCGCCGGAATGAATCTTCGAAGTCTGAGAACCGCGCTCATGGCTTTGTCTCCATCGTCTTCTTTGTCGATCTTCTCCAAGAAATCGACGAGCTTGAAAAAGACGTCCGAGGACAGATCTTTCAATTTGTCGCTATTGGCTGGATTAGGATTTTGTTGTTCCATTGGATTACCCCGCGATGCTGAGATCATCGAGAATGACCATTCTCAGGTCGTTCTTGAAGTTAGAGAACGCCGACGGATCATTGAGCACGGACAGATAGAGATCAGCCGCATCCTGGTCGTCGACGATGGCGATTCCGGATCCGTAGTTGTCCAGGAGCTCGAGCAGCCTGGAATTGTACTCTTCGTACATATCCATGTTGGCGATCTGGTGGAATAGATCGGTTCCGCTGTCGATATTCGATTTGATGTCGTCGACCATCTCAGGCATGAAGTGGATGAGGATGGCCAGATCATAGTTCTTGAACTTCTTCTTGTCTTGCTGCATGAAGAGGTCGTCGACGTACTCAGAGCTCTGGGAGATCGTCTTATAGCGGTCGATGAACTCGTCTTCGCGCTCTTCGAGCTTGGATCTGAAGTAGTCCAGGAGATTCTGATAGTTGCGGACGAAGAAGAACTCATAGAGGGTTTCGAGATGATCGAGGGTGTCTTCGGTTGAAACGATGCTGAGATCATCGCCGGTGCAGACGGCGTATTTCTTGCGGAGGCCGTCATTGACAAGCGAAGCGAGCTCGGCGACGTCGTCTTTCATCGCCGCGAGCTCATCGTCTCCGGCACCATTGGCCAAACGGAGATACTTCTCTTTGAAGTTGGTGACGTAGTTGATTCTTGTGTTGGTCGGAGTTTTCTCGTCGATGATGTCCGAGATGTTGTCAAAGATGATGTCTTTTGACAGCTCATCCTCGATATTGAGGATCCTGGTGGCCGTGTCATAAACCTCGGTGTCAAGATACGTGCTCGCATAGCTCTTATTGGTAGGAATAGCCGATTCGGATTTGTTTTCTTCTTCCATGGCAGATTGCCCTCTATGATGGATTTATTTAATTATTTCCCTAATTATTGTCGTCGTTGCCGTTCATGTCGCAGATCGATCTGAAGAACGATGAGTCATCGCTGGATTTGTCAGGTCCTTTCTTTGAGGCGGCTAAGTCGGAGTTGATCTTATGCTGGTCTTCGACGATAGCCTGAGACCAGTATCCTCCGAGCGATCCTCCAGCCATGACGTTCTCGTTCTGGATGATCGTTTTGACCATTGCCCTTGAGTCAGCCGATCCGGCTCCTCTGGCATTGGCTTCGGTTGCGATGGCGCTGATATGATAAAGCTTCTGGAAGTTCTGGCCGTACTGAAGGGCGTATCTGAAAATAAGATAGCTCATCAAAACGTCGTCGTGCTCGCCGGTGGCAGCCTCTATCTTGCCATTGCGCCCTCTGGCTAGGTTCTTGATGTCGTCGTACAGCCATGGCGAGACGATCTTGTCGTATTCGTCAGCGACGATTCCTCCAAGAAGATCATACATCGCCGCACGGGACTCTTTCGTAGTATCGACGCCATAGACGATCGTCTTGGTCTTTCTCTTGACGGTCAATCCGCTGACCTGGGTCTTCTCGGCTTGCTTATCCTTGGTCTCGCGATAAATTCGCGGCTCAAGCTCCGGGTCTTTGATCAGAGCGTCCAGAATATTAAGTCCATAGCTGTTCTTTTCGACAACCAATATCGCATGATTGAAGAAAAGCTTCATCAGAGTCTTTATGAGATTCTTGAACTCTTCGGTGTCGATTCTCGAGTTCTTGAAGCATCCGACCATATGGAAATCAATCGGGCTTATGATCGAGATAACCGAGTTATCTTGAGAAAGTCCGCCCGATACGTCGCAGCTAAGGATGTAGTTCATCGACAGATCCGGATCTTCGTAGAATTCGATTCCGTATCCGCTTACGTTAAGATGAAGCTTCGGCTGTTTGACATAGTGATAGATCCTATCAAGCTGGTCTTCTGAGAAGACGTTGTTGACGTCGGTCTTCGGCCATTCGAGAAGGAAGTCTCTCTTGAGAATGAACGTGTCGTTGAGCTCACGGGCCTTGGCTTGGATCCAAGTCTCGGAGTATCCGAGCGCCTTATAATCGTACTCTATATAGACGATATCGTTGCTTGATGTCTTCTTGATGTAATCCTCAAGCTCGGCATCGGTCATGTCGTACATTCTCTCGTCGAATCTGGCCGAGCTTCCGATGATCGTGTTCTTGACGTATTCGCCAGTCGATCCCTTATAGATGTTTCCAGGGGTCGTCGTGATCGATATGCCGCGAGGGCCGCCAGTGCTCTTGGCTATTTCAGCTGCCTTAGACCAAGCCGGGACTGCCGCGCCCCAAATGGTCTTATTGTGCGCCATGAAGGCGATTTCGTCGAGATAAAGAAACGGGACGGTAAGTCCGCGTCCGATCTTATCCGCCATCTCATCGCTTGAGGCCGATGCCTTGCATACCATGACGTTATTTAGTTTGGCGGTGCGCTTAGACTCCATGTTATCCGTGTCGCTGTCGCTTCCGACTATGGCAAGAAGCCATTTGGGGAGCAACTCGCGGATGTCCTTATAGCGTCTAAGGTTCTCCAAGGCGTTGTCGCTTTGCTTGTTGAGATAGACGAAAGTGCTGTTCTCGGCTCCGAAGTTCATCAGCCAAGTGTCGTAGGCGATCGTGCCGATGGTCTTTCCTGCCTGACGCATGAGAATGGCTATGAAGTTTATGCTCTTCCATTTGCAGAAGCTGATCGCAAGGTTTCCCAAATTAAGGCCGTATCGGGATCCGCCTGTTACGTTAGGCTGAGGTATTCTGACTACTTCCCTTAGATAATACCAAGGATTTCTGATGATCTCGTTGAAGATCTTGACTTGCTGCTCCATCGTGAGATTCGCAGAGAAAGGATCAACTCCGACAAGAGAGCTGTCATACAAGGCAAGCATGAATTTGTTGTTATTGATGCCCTTTAGTCTGAGAACCTTCGAGACTTCGAGGAACGATAAGTTTTTGGTTGTTGTGTCGTAAATCATGATGTTTGTCCGAAAATTATTTTTATTTCGGCGTGGCTAATGATTTGTTGAAGCCATTTTAGCCAAAAATGTAGATCCCGACCCCTCCGCCTGACGAACAATTGATTATAGAAAATCGGCGAATTCCCATGATTGGGCCATCGCAAGATATCCGGAGGACCAGATATAATGTCAAATACATACACGTTTCCGCATGTGAATGTCACTTCTTACGCGAAGATTCACGCAGCGGCCGAAGCCGAGGAGAGCACTGCAACCACGATGTTCGCTCCGTTCGTTTCGTCAAAAGGACCGGAGAACACCATCGTCAAAGTGGCCACTTATTCCGACTTCGTTTCGATGTTCGGAACCCTGGATTTCAAAGATCAGGGGCAAATGGTTCTCAATATCGGCCAGTGGCTCACCGGAGGCGGAGTCGTATACGCTTATCGTATGACGAAGGCCGCGACGAGCTATACCGCCGACCTTGAATGCAAGAAAGAGAAGAATACCAGCGGCGCAACCGTTTTCAATTATTATGCCGAGGTCAATGACAGCAGCACTTCGATTCAGATCAGCGGAATCGGAATCGGCCTTAAGCTGCATTCCGAAAGCGCTGATGCGATTCCTTATCTCACTTATACGATAATCGAGTCCGGATCTTCTTCTGACACTGGCATAGTCGCCGGGTCTGTCGGAGTGAAAACCACCGACGACTCTTATAGCACGAAGCTTTCCGCTCTTTACGTGTCGCTCGGAGAAAGCGAAGGAACCACCGGAGAAACGGCTGCTTCATCAACCAACTATGGCGTTTCGCAAATCAAGATAAGAAACAGCAAATACTACCTCATCTTGAACAACGAGTCGATCTTAAGGGATACCAATGTGTCGGTTTCCGATGCCATAAGCGCCAAGCTTGCCATCACGACTGGAACTGATGTCTTGGTCGGAGGAGTTGATTCTGGAATCAAAGTCCTCGCCGATGGGATCAAAGCTTCAGGAACCTGCTACGACTATATCACTAAGGCCGCCAGAAAGGATACCATCACCGCCAAGTACAGCGGAACGTATTACAACGGAGTGAGCGTTCGCATCATCGGAACGTCTGACACCGCGATGACAATTTACGTCTACGTCAATGGAAGCGACTATCCTGTCGAATCGTATAAGGGAATCACCAAAGACACCTTATACAAAGTCAGCGACGCATCCGATTATGTCGGAGCGATCAAACTTGATTCCACCACCGGAATAACCACGAGCCTCTCGATCAAAGCCGACTTGTCTGGAGGAACCGATATCAGCTACAGCGAGGATCTCATGATCAGCGCCGTCGAAGAAGGACTTAAGTCAAGGCTTGAGACTCCTGTCGACGTGTTCCTCGATCCTGGATATTCGTTCGACTCCAAGATTCGCCTTATCGACGAATTCTGCGGAACGACCGATACCACCGCCCCAAGAGATGATGTCACGCTCGTCTTGTCTGAATACGCCTATGATCTGACCGACGGATCCATGAAAGACGCGATGTCGTCATTCAGCTGGCCTACTTCATATGACGGAGTCATCATGGATTACACCAACTGCTCGATGTACGATCAGTATCTCGTGGTCGTCGATAAATACTCTGCTTCTCAAGGAAGCGAGGTTTACGTGACTCCGACTTATTTCCTTGCCAATCTTCTTCCGTACAACGACGCGGTCTATGGACTGCAATGGCCGACCGCCGGGCTTTCGAGAGGAGTCCTTCCGAACAGCGATGTGAAAGCCATCAATGCCGTTTTATCAAACGCCGAGAAGCAATCTGACTTCGATTCCGCCATCAACTACATCGAAAAAGATTCTCGCCATTATGCGTTTATGTGCCAGAGAACCGGAGTTCAGGACAATACAGCTCTTCAGTATCTCAACAACGCCCGTGTCCTCAAGAGAATGGCGCGTGAGCTTGATTCCCTCGCAAGAGGATATCTGCACGAGTTCCTCGACGCCGAGACCATTCAGATCGTCAACAAGACTCTCAATAACTACGTCGCTAACTGGGTTTCCAACAGAACTCTTACTTATGGCAACGTAAGCGTCGCTGCCGAAGGTGACAACGCCTTGGGAATCGATTTGGATGTCAAGTTCGCAGGAACCATCGAGCTCATCAATGTCAGAATCGTCGTCGAATAGTCGATTTCTGGCTTGAACAAGAGATTATACGCGCACTTTATTAATGTTTAGCTATTTCATCGGAGGCATCGACAATGGCTGATGCAAAAAAGATTATATTCGCCGACAGGAAAGACAACCCGCTCGACTCCGTGGTTGGAGCTACAAGCCCGTTCATGACCGGCGAAACGGATACCCTTACGCCTGTTCTTGACCCGATGGTCAACGGGTATTCGTTCATCTACTGGGTTGAACTGCCTTCGTGGTTCGAGAAAGATCCTGACCTCAAATACTTCAAGATCCTCTCTCAGAAGAACTTCAAAGCCTTCCAGAACATTGCGGATATCGATCTTCAGTCGACCCCGCATCAGACCGGATTCGCTGGCAATGAAGTCGATACGATCACCGGCATTCAGAGAAACAACACCGAATTCTCGATGCGCCATATCGAATACAGCGGCGGCGTCATGAGAAAGATGTATCAGAAGTGGATCTCTTATATCCGTGATCCGCAGACGGGGAATCGCGACTTATCCTAAGCTGTTCAACGTCGAATACGGCGCCCGCAACCATACCGGGCAGCTGCTCTACGTTCAGACCAGACCGGATGCCACCAATACCTCAAGCGACATCATCGAATACGCAGCGTTCTATTCCAACGTCTTCCCGACCAACATCCCGCTGTCGGCTCTGTACAACTATGAGCTTGGCCAGCAAGAAAGCCCGGAGATCGATATCACCTTCAAAGGATTCCCGACCATTTCGCCTGAAGTCGAGACCTACGCCAAGAAAGTGATGAAAGAGAACGTCATCTACAACGGATCCAACAACGGCATCGCGTTCATCGATTCTCTCAACACCGATGACACCGCCAAGTCCGTCGCTACCGTCGGAACGCTCAAAGACATCTTCAATCCGTCTTCGAACTGATCCGATCATCCAAAGACAAACGAAAGCCTGGGTCTCAACGACTCAGGCTTTTATTTTATTTTCCCCGGAAATCTACTGCTGCCCGTTTCCGAAAGACGGATCCATGCCGTTGGCCATGCCGATGGCGTTATCCTTGGCTTCCTTGGCCTTCTTGTCGATCTTGGACTTCGGGGTATCGTCCTCATTGATCTTCTTGACAAACTCGTCATACTTGTCCCAAGGAACAGCTTTGAGATTCTCCCTGGCGATTGCGCCAGTGAGCTTTCCGCGCTTCTCCTCGTATTCAAGATCGCCGTTTGCCACAGGAGGAAGCATGATGTCGGTTAGCTTGGTGGCATTGTCGAGAGCCGTGTTGATCATATCGGCAAGATTGCTTTGATTGAGGGTGCTCGGGCTCGGGAACGAGATTTCTATCGTCATGGCCTTGTCGATGGCGGCTTGCTTGTCATCGCTGCTAGATCCGACGTTGCACTGCTCATTGATGAAAAGCTTTCTCATCATGACAGTGAACGGCTCGGTCAATAGCTTCTGATAGAATATGACGCCGCGCACGAACTGCGAATTCTGAGCCGAAAGCGTTCTGGCGTAATCGACTTCGGCCAAGGCGTCGATCAGATTCTTAGGAACGTTCATGCCTGAAAGCATGGACCCTTTAAGATCATTGAGGAATTGGTCGTTCTCATCGGCGTTCATGCCCTGAAGGGAATCGATCTCAATCGGGCGGTCGCCGCCAGCGGTCATCGGGATGAAGTAATCATCGAATTGGCCGGGGCTGTTGCTGAGAATAGTGCTGATGTCGTTGATGTTCGACATCTTGTATTCTTTGCTCTTGATGTTCTGAATAACGGTTGAGATAGCTTGCTCATAGTCGGCGTCAGGCCCTGATGCGACATAGAAGATTCTCTTGTCGTGGCTGCGTCCGAGCTTGATGAGCAATGAGTTATTAAGGACGGCGAGATAGAGTTTGGCGAAGAACACGATCTTTCTATAGATCGAAGGAACCTTGAAATGAATGACCTCGTCAGGCGAGAAGAAGACGACGCGAACGCCTTTCTTCATCATGTAGTCCTGCTTTAGCAAGGCATACATCATGTCTTTCAGATCCTTGTTGTGCTTGAGATACGGCTTAGACATCTTCTTTGAGATTCCATCGAGGAACAGCTTTGCGATCAGCTGCATCTTCTGGTCGCTCACCTGAGCTTCCTGAGCGGCTGCGGTCGACGCGTTAGCCAATGGCTTATTGGCTCCGTTTAGCTGGTTCGACGAAAGATTCAATCCGCCTTGGCTTGGCTGATAAGTTGTGGCGGTTCCGAGATATCCGCTGTTGGCTGGGGCGGCATTAGACGTATCGCCGAGGAAATAGAAATAGCCATACGAGACATCGTCGACTGAAAGATCGACGACTTTTTCGGCGTCAAGATGGCGGACGACCGATCCGAGGATTCCCAGCGACTCGGTTCCGGCGCCGTCTTTGGCGGCATCGGTTGTCTTCTTATACACGAGATCGGGAATATCGGATTGCGCCTCGTGATCCTTCGTGTTGTCTTTCGAAAGATCCGCTTCGAATCTTTCGGTCAGGATGGCGGCCGCAGGAAGCACTTTGAAATTATCGTTTATGCATTTGCTGATGGCGTCTCCGATCTTCTTGGAGTAAATCATGGCGGCGGCTTTTGATTCCGTCTTGCCATCGCTTCCGACTACCGAAGACTGCTCATCTTTGCTGAGCGTGACGAATTCCTCTTTGAGGATATTGCGCTCATCCGAGCTCATTGAGAGATATTGCTCTTTGGTGATTATGTCGTTGGCGGTCATTCCGCCGAGCATGGAATAATTATTATTTTCCATTCCTTCCATGATGGAAGTCATGCTCTCAAGAAGGGCTTCTTTAGAAACCGTAAATGACTCATTGAGGGTCTTGGCTGACTTTCCGGCATAGATCGGATCAGAAATCATGCTGCTCATCTCGCGATCGAGCGAAAGAACGGCTTCGTAGTCATCGCCTAAGATAAGCGTTTTCTCTACGATGTCTCCGATCTTGTCCTCGATCTTGTATTTCTTGATGATCTGTTTGCACTGATCCTCGATTAGCTCCGACTCCTTCTCGGTTTTGTCGTTGCAGCTGACGGTGAAGATGGATTTGGTGTAGTCATCAGGGCTCATGATGTTGTCTTTGTAGATATCGAGGGCAGTAGCGCATTCAGGGATGTGCTCGAAGATGGCTTCATAGTTTTGATAATTAAGGATTCTGGCCGTGTCGCTCTGCAAGATCGACGACGCCGCCGAAACGTTTTCGGAATTGAGCATCTTCTTGATTGAGTTGTTGGCATCGAAAATGGCTTTGGTGGCATCATCGTGGCGCATCGCAAGCCCGAGGGAAACCTCGGTGAAGTGGTCGATTACGTCGGTTCCGGTATGGAGGCCGTACTTCTTTCTTGTGTCTTCGGCTGTCTTGCGGGCGATTAGCTCGATCGTGCTGTCATCGTCGCTGAGACGGTTATCGGATCCGAATATTGCCTCGGATGACTTGTTGGACAGCCCTTTGATCGTGGCTATTCCGACGTTGTTGTTCTGCTCATTTGCCATAGTGATGCCTCAATTTAATTCACTTAATCGATTGTTCGGGACGATATTTTGCGTAAGGCGGATACAAGATGCGTGTAATTCGACATCGAAACCTTAGCCAGTATCTGACTGGAATACATATAGATATTTCCATTCGGAAACACCGTTGAGTTTGTGAAAGAAGACGTATCCATCGAAGAGTCTATCCTGTCGTAATTTAGAATGGCTGACGCTCTGATGATCGCTCCGCTCATCTCGACGAGCGATCTTTCGTCGTTGATTCTCTCAAATGATTCGTAGAAATCGGGGAATCCGGCAGTCTCGGAATATTCGGTTCCGTGGATAACCCACCAGGATATCTTCTTCTCATCGTCGGTAAGGACATCGAATATCGAAGAGAATTCATCCTTGATGTTATCAAGATCCTTATAGGAATCTCCGACTCCTTTTCCGTAGTATGCACTGACGACGTAATCCCTGGCGTGCTTTATGGCAACCGATGATCTGGCGCTAAGAACGGTGAATCCCTCATTCGCCAGGATGAAGCAATAAAGCTCATCTCTGGCCTTATCCTCGTCTGAAACTCCGAAGAGGCTGAATGAGAGGCTATCGCTTATGGCATCGTCTATCGACAGATATTCGTTGAACAGCATATAGCACACGTATGTGCAAAGATCTTTATTGGATATCGAAGCCAGAGCAGCGTATTTAGCTGCGGTGCTTCTGGTCATTATCACCTGGAAAAAATATTTTATTTCCTCAGGAGAGATGGATCTGAGGATATAGTTTCTTAGATCGGTGTAATTGTATTGGTCTATCGCAGATCCGGCAAGAAGCGCCTTGGCGTTGAAGCGGATGTTTCTTGATCCGATTGTCATATTTTCTTGATCCCCCCTTCCTCCGCCTCCGAATTTGGCCCGTCCGTTCCTTGCTGAACTGAATGCGTCATCATGGTATGTCTTAGGTTCTTCATACGTCGCTGGAAGATGAGGAACCCCTCGTCACGGTAGTGGATCCTAATCCATAATGCCATGAGAAATAGCTTTCGGTATATGACGAAACGCGCCTTGATTCGATCAAAGACCTTCTTAGGAATTCAAGCATGGCCATCAATCTGAATCCATCATGCCCGAAGCATGGCTTGAATGTTATGGCATCGCTTTCTAGGTTTCCGGAGCATCCGTAATACATATCCTCGGGACGTCATGCTGCCGAACATGAACAGAAGATATTGCTCGAACATATCGCAATACATCAATCTCTTGATCTTATCTGAGAATGATCTTATTCCTGACACATCGATGAGCTTATCGTGAACCGAATTGATGAGAAGACGGGCATATGCCCTTCGCTCAGTGTCAGTGTCAAGATCAAATTTGTTGTATGTGTCTAATCCGGCATTGGATATCATCGTCTGAATCGTGGTGCAGAAAGCATCGAATCCGCTCAGGAACTCATTGCTCAGCTTAGATATCGCGTAATTTCTTGTCCCGGAATACTCGACTCCGAACTTGAGGGCGGTCCCCCATCAGATCTTTATAGTCTGACGAATCCGATCTCATGATGATATCTGGAGAGATTCTGCCGTAATCTGAGCTCAGATTGTCTCCGAACGCCGAATATATCTTGTCGTTTACGAGCGATATGGCTACTGCGGCTGCCGATTTAACTATGTTTCCGGCGATCGATATCGTAGAGAATATCGTTGGGATGTACTCACGAGAGTCGTACGTATTTACGTACGCGCCCAAAGTGCTGGTTACAGATGACTTCATGGCCGATGAGCTGCAGGCCGTGGATGCGACATAATGCCTGAAGAAGCTTACCGTGGATCCGCTGACGCTCACCGACAATCCAGATTCCGGATGGATATAGGATCCATTCGAATAAAACGCGTAATCCCCCCATGATGAGAGGGACGGACGCTGATTTTCGTTCCGGTGCTTGTCGAAGCGTGATATCCGGCAGATACGGATGCCGATGCCCAGTAAGTCTCATAGCCTCCGTTGGCATATCCCGAAGGAAGGATCATCGTCGACAGATACCTATCGGCATAGGCCGGAGTTCCGACTTCGCATCCATTCAGATCGTCGGAATCCGAAGATCTCAGCGACGATGATATCACAGGATGGAACACTTCTTTTATCGCAGTCTGGAAATTCCATTCCATCAAGGCTCCGAGATGATCTTTGCTCGTTACGATGCTGGCGTTTTTGGCTGGGTATACCTTGGTCTCGTCATAGAACGACATGAATGTGGTAGGAAACAGATTGCTCGATGAAAGGCTATCGGTTCCAAGAGCCGATCCGCTATGCTCATAAAGAGATCTGACATAAGCCGCTGACTTGTAATAGTCGAGTATCGCGGTTGAGTTGCTGTCGAACAATTCAGAGCTGCGGCTTCCGGATCCGTCTATGTTCGCCGTTTCGAAAGCGTATGCGCTGACGACTCGGTTCATGGCCATCTTGTAGAATTCTTTGACGTTGAGCGAATATCTTGGGCCAACCGATACCGACGCCCCGTAATTGATGCAAGTGTTTGTAGTAATTATCGTAATCTCCGGAATATATCGTATCGTATAAGCTTGCCAGATATCCGATGGATACCGACGCCCTTACCGTGCCGTCGTCATATGACGAAGACTGCCCGAGGTATATCCCTTCGACGACATCGATTATGCTTCTGGTGGAAGCGGACAGATACCCTCTCATCACCGAAAATAGAGCGATATGGCCATCCCCTGGCGTATTCAGTGCTGACGGAAATATTATATTTTTCCGGGATTAGAGAACCGAGGCGATATGCCGGTATCTTCGGTTTCACATGCGAGCTTGTCCATTGATTAGGCGTATGAGGAAGAAGGCCGTTAATGATGATCTGGTCGCTCATCGTATGGCTTGAGTATGCACTATAGAACACTTTATCTTGGCTTACTTGGCAAGCTCTTTCTCGGCGGTTAGAGAATGATCGGAGTCGTAATCCGGAGAATTGGAAAGGAATACGCTGGAAGACAATCCGTTTGATGATCTGGCGAAGTTGCTGATTATGTCAGGCCTGTCGCTGTTGCTTCTCAGTTTCTCAAGGATGAGATTGATTCTTCCAGACACCGTATTATCGCTTAGGAAATCGGAGACATCGGATGCCGTCATATCCCCTGAGTAGATAAGATAAGCCAGCGCCAGAACGGCATATCCGTTTATCGATGCGAAAACCGACTCGTTGTTGAGGGCTTCTTCTCCGAGTCCGAAAGTATCCGATATCTTTGCTCTGATGTCGGAATAGCTATAATGCGGAATGGTGTATCCCATCTTGGCGAAAAAGTTTCCGTTGGCCGTTCCGACCGAAGCTGCCTCGGCATCGGATGCCTTGGAATAGCTCGAGTTCAAAAGACCCGATCTGAGATACTCCGCTGTTATCAGAGTCTCGTTTCCGGATTCGTCCTTAAGATAGTATGCCATTGTCGCCTTCCTTGAACCTGTCATCTTTTAGGATGAAGGCTCTTGCCTTGATGAGATAGTCTTTTATCGTGTCAAGAGATCCTTCGGCTAATACGCTGAGCTCTTTTGATGGAACCGGCAGATTATTGACGAAATAGTCGATCAGCAACGCTGATTTTATCTTTGCGATGTCGTCTATTCCATCGATATTGCTTGACGATGTCGCGTTGGCGGTATCAAACGACAACGCCGTGAAAGGAGAATACGATTTGATGAAATCCTGGAAAGGTATCATCGCTGAGTCATCGTAGTAATAGTCTTTTCCATCGCTCGACTCGGATAGCATGAGCTTGTCGATATACCTGACGAAATCAAGCATGAATGAATCGATGTAGCCATCAACCATTTCTGGAGAAAGCATTCTGTATCTTCCTCCGATGACGCTTACGGCTATCGAGTCAAGATGACCGTCATTGGCTAATCCGTTCTTGAATCCTGGTTCGTACAAGAACAGCGGATGATATTCAGATCCGTCATCGATTCGTTTGCATGACAGATCGCATATCTTCTTCATCCTTTCGGAGAATTCGTTGGTCATTCCGGAAAGCGACGATGCAGATAGCTCGGAATAGGATGACATGTCCTGATAATATGTTGTTTCGGCGTCTCTCACGCTTCTGAAGCACTCGCCGGATCCTACCGCCAAAGGGCAGATGTCAGGATACACCAAATAGTTCTTCTCATACACGGAAGTGAATCCGCATGGGAACGAATTGAAGTATCCGTCTATGAAAGGCCTTAGGCTTCTAAGCGTCCCGTTTATCGAAACGTTGAATTGGGTGAGCTTCCTCTTAATGCGGCTTTCTTTGTCTTTGACTATGGCGTCATATCCCATTCCGTCGAGCATGACCAGAAGATCATATGACGGAGTCGACGCGCCGATATCGACTAATTTCATGATGTCGTAGAAGCTTAGATCGCCGTCGGATATTCCATAGAATATGTCATACACGGCAGCCTCATATGACGAATCGATTACCGATGCGTCGAACAACGCGATCATATCATCGGCATATCCAAGAAGATCGTCTCTATGAGATGTCTCATCGCTTGTCACGTCGTCGACGGTCTCTTTAGACACTAGAGAATCGGCGTATTTCTGATTGATGTCGGCTATGGCGTTCGAAGCCCTGGCATTGACGAATGCCTTATAGCCTCTGTATTCCGAAGCGAGGATCTTATAGCCGTTCTTGTTTATGTATGACTTGACTGGCATGGTTATCAATCCTTCGGAAGCCTGAGATACTCCGCCAGGGATTTTATTTTTTTAATCCCCTCGACGGACAGGTCGTTCCTGTTCATGAAATCTATGTCGACCTGATTGAGGACGATATGATCGTAATCCACCGGTATGACGTAATCGTTTATCGACATCAGCCAGTGAGACGCGTCTCCGGCCGATATGGCTCCGCTTAGAAGATCTGAATATAGCTTCTTTCGGCAGGCATCGGTTATCGGGTCTCCGGTAGAGCTCTGGGACACGAGCGAGAAAAGGATGTTATTGATTTCCTCAGTCTTCTCATCCATATACCCAGAATCGCCTTTCACGATTCCGTACTTCTGGATATCAGTCGCCGCCCTGAATTCGGCAAGCCTGGACATCTCGGTATAAAGCTCATTCTGGGTCTCGATGGACTCAGCTATAGCTTTGCCTATCGCGCTATCGGAGAACACTGGCTCGAAATCGGATATCTTCAGATCTCCTTCAAGAATGAGCTCCATGATCTTAGAGAACACGGAATCGTCGAGATAGTCGCACAGCATGTTTAGGGTGTCGTAGTCTTTCTCGCATATCCTCATCGAGTCTATGCCATCAATGATTCCTTGCTTTGTCATGCTACCAGGTCCTTGAATGATCCGGACAATGCCGAATTGCTTCCATTAACGATGTCATTGATGATGATATTTCCGTCAGTGTCGAATGAGTAAAAGAATTTCCAGACGTTTAAATACGTCGAAAGAACGTCTTTTATGGTTGAAGCATAAGACGATGAGCTGACTATGGCTTCCGTGATCTCAGATGAGCTTGTGTATTCTGAGGCGTCCGTTATCCCATATAACGAAAAGATGGCGTTGTATGCCGGGCTGTATTTAGACCCCGTCTCGTACGCGGCCATGGCGAACTTCTTAAGCGATTCAGACAATCCGGCCATGAATAAAATCGATCTGGGCGACATGCTGGTGCTTGATGCCGCTTTCATAGACGACACGATCTTGGGAATCATATCGTTGACGTCATCTGGGCTTATGGCTGATATATAGCTATCCCACACCTCTTCCATCTTGTCGGTTACCTCGTCGTAATAATCAGACGCTGAATCTGATGTTATGAGAGTGGATAGCGTCTTCTCGAGATCGACGGAATTTAAGCTTATAGATCCTGGGATAGAAGATACCAACGCATATGGAAGCTTTGATTGATTGATGTTTCTGGAAACGAGAAGGCCATGATCTTTAAGAAGAGATCTCTCATCCTCCATGATCTTGATGCATCTCCCGCTTACGAGTTTGTTAGACAAGCCTTTGTTTTCAATGAGATCCTTTACGATATAAGACCCGATCGATTTAATGGAGTCCTTCATAACGGAGAATTCATCATCGCCTCTATCTGGGATGTGGTGAAGGATGGCATAAGCCATAAACGCCATGTATGCGTCAAGCTTGGTCCCGTCTGTGAATTCGATGAATGCCTTAGTCCAAGATTCATAGTCTTCATCCGAATCAAAAGACATTTTATAGATCTTGGTTCCGCTGTATTCGATCGACTTCAGATCAGACGTGCTTCCGGTAAGGGCTTCTACTAACGTAGACCCGCTTGTGTATGACTTAGTCATGTACTTGCTTTGATCCGGGCATAAAAGCATGCCGTCTCTGCTGATGATATCGCTGACATCCATTATCTGAGAGCAGATGCTCACGATTGCTGAATCGGCGAGTCCTTCGGCTTTATTGACGGAAGCTTTGGCTGATTCGATGTCTGAGTTAGATGAGATGTCTTCTACGCTCATGTCGTCAACGCTTGTGATGTTTCCGATATATCCCTGAGCGGTCGAGATCTCGTTTGATATGTCTTCTACCAGCGAATCATCGTACCCTGAGTCATTGGTCGATAGCGACGAATTGGCATTTACGAATGTCGAAAGAACCCCGCTTATGCCGGAGATGGAAGACATGATGCTTGATTTTTTGCTTCCGGATATGATCGACATGTCGGTTAAGGCTGACATAACGACTTGCTTTGAGCTCTCATAATTAGCCGAATTGAGATAGAAAGCAGCCGAAGTCCAGTCTTTTATTCCGATGATCTTAGACAAATCCGATACATAAGCAGCATCGGCGTCTTCATCGGCAAGGCTATCGCCAGACGCTCTAGACGATATCGATGTGCTTCCGACATTAGCGGGAGACTGGCTCATGGCGGCTGGAACGAGATCGTCGTCCATATGCGCTTGATTAGAAGTAACCTCTGGATCGGCGATGATGTCGTATATCGGAGATCCGTTGTTGTACTTGACTCTGAGATAGACCTCCTCATTGACGGAAGACGACCCCGAATCGGTGGCGTCTTTCACAGTGAGAGATCCGTGATAAATCGTATATCCGTAAACTTGGTTTCCTGTTTCCGGATCCGCCAGAGGAGACACTCCGGACTCTGAGCTGACCTTGCCAAGAGTTCCGGTGCACGTGAATGCCGTAGTCGATCCATGCTTTATGACGCGGTTAACGCTGATGCTATCAGACAGCGCCTGAGGCTTGTTCTGATCGAATGAAGCGAAATCCATTGTAAGAGTGTCGTAGTAATCGAAAGGAGACGACTTGTTGGTCGCTGTCTCGATATGGTACTTCCCTGAGAATCTGACGGCGTTTGATTTGTCCCTGATGATGTACATGCTTCCATCATCTTTGGTGGCCCATCTTGAATCGCTTCCGAAAAACCAATGCGGATTGAAATAAAGCTCTGATGTTATCTTTCCGCCTTCCTCGGTCGGAGCCGGATCTTCGAATGTCGCCGTATACAGAGCTTTGCTCCAGAAGATGAGAACCGGCTGGCTTGTCTCCACGAACTTGACGTTGTTGATATGAAGAAGGCATGAGCTGACGTATATGCTTTTGAGATCGCTTTCGGTGATGTTTGACAGATCTGTTATCTCATTGGCGGTATGAAGGGTTATCAGCATATCGGCGGTCTGCCCGACGAGAGACGACGTGCTTACCTTTGACGGGAGAAGGAAAATATTTTTAATTTCCCCGGATATGATGTTCTTTCTCGTCACGGTAACATTTCCAGATGAATCGTGGGATATGGAAGGAACCACTTCGCCATTATTCCTTGCAGAATTAACGTAATTCTCTAGAATCGCTCTGATATTCTCAATGACGTCGAATGCGTCGGTCCTGTATTTTGAAACGATGCTCGAAGACTCTCCGTTCTTAACGGAGTCGCCATACAGGGCGATATCGTCATATAGTTTTTTCAAAAGAGACGATATCGACGATGAGCTATCTGAAGACACGCTGGAATATGCGGAGATGTCTCTGCTTAGATTGGTGAATCCATTATCGGCCATGGCAAGATAGTATTCAGCCATCTCAGCAAGGCCAAGATTCTCGGCAAGGACGAATCTTCTCTTGTGAAGATTTGCCAAAGCGGTTTGAAGGGATTTCCATTTGTCAACGACATCTTCAAATTTTGTCTTCAGCGAGCTAACGTCTTCAGACGCTGACGTGTCAGATGCTTCTGAATTAAACGAGTTCTGCAGGGATTTCAGCTGAGATAGTATGGAATCTGACGAAACGGCCATCTCGCTTGTGGAATCAGTCGATGACGTAATCCCCGGATATTTTAAAATATTTGGCGAATCGACGTTTTTGACAAGGGTGTTTTTAATCTCGCTCGAATTCGAGTATGCGTCAAGTATCTGGGTTGATAGGGTTTTGAAATTAGCGTTAAAGTTGTATCTCATAAGCTTACCAAAGCCATAATTCATTGTTGACGGCTATGTTTCAGGTAGCGGAAAAAGCGACCCTGGCTAGCAGGATCGCTCAGACTTTCTCGATGGCTCTTATGATCGCGTTGTTGTATCTATCGTACCCGACGCATATCTTGTAATCCGAAGCGTTCGAAGCCCCTTCTCGAACAAGGCCTATGTATCCAATGCCATACTGAGTCTTTATTCTCAGGCTCATTCTGACGTCTGATGACGCCATTTCCGTCGAATCTCTGAACGAATACACCCTGACAGGAAGATCGACTGTCGTCCCATCGGTTCCGGTATATGTGAAATGCATGACGGACATCGCATTGTCAGCGAAGAAGAACGTGTCGCTTGCTTCCGCTTTGAGCAACGATTCAAGCAAGGCACGATTGACATAGACGTCAATGACGAAATCGCCATCTATTCCTCCGCTGATGCTGAGAGTCATATTCGTATAATCCGGATCGGCGGCTACCTCGCTTCCAGAGGTATAGAACTCGACTCTTACCAAAGTTGTTAGATCGATGTTCTTGCTTACGGCATATGCGTGTGCTTTCTTGAAATCGGACACCATGTAAT